TTAGACTCTCGTGATAACCAGGCGTTGAAGCGAAAATGGGTTGTATGCCCCAATTCCGATGTTCTCGAAAACAGAGAAACCAATCAGCCTGTTCTTAGGGTCGTCAGCGGAGAGAACAGTAAGCTCTGTTCTTACTGGGATGCGTCCGAAGAACTCAGGTTCTCCACACACATAAACCGTTCCTTCAGGAACAATACGAGATACGATAAGCTTCGCACCCCAAAGCGTTGCCATCAGGCCAGTCTTCAGCAAGACTTGCTGTGTCTCGATGTCAAGGGTATCGCGGTCCCACTTACGTAGGTCTGCATAATCCTTGGCATTGAGAAATACGTTAGCGACCCGAATGTCGGTACGCTCGATGTTGGCAAAAGCATCTGCCAACGCATTGGCCGTCAGGTTGCCCGTTACCGGAATGTCCGGGTTGGGGTTCGTCGGGTCCGTTGCGAGAGCGTCCATGACTGCGAACACCTTACGGTCTTCCTCAGCCTGAATCTCCGACTTCGCCAGATCTACACTTCTCTCAATGCAACCTACATCTTATCGAAGTGATGTAGAGTGGACTGTATCTTCATCCAACGAGGAATGGATGTCCCGCATACCCTGTGATAACTTCACAAGGCGTGTGTTATTGCCATGCTCTTTATCAGAGTTTAGGCTTCCACCAGTCTCTGAACCTTCATTCTCTTTCGACACACTGAGGAATCGGTTTTCACCAATCCGTTCAGTCTGCTCCATTATTGGAAGAATGCTCGGCTGCTGATTGCCAACAAGTTCACGATAGGCTTTGGGAACTTTATACCCGAATGATTCAAGAAGATATGGCGATATAAGCGTGAAAAACTTTTCAGGATTCATAACCCTAAGATGCCATTCACGTTCATAACGACATGCCTTCAACAGCATTTCAAACTTATCAGATAGAATTTCTGCTACTTGATAAAACTCAATTTGCCTTCCAACATGAAATACTCCGGTATTCCTGTTGATAGAACCATCGCCCATGTACCAAACAGCTAATGCCAATGGTGTCATACGATTTGCAAGTGAGACTGTAATTGTCTTATTGCCTTTTCCATCAGGATAAAAATCTTGATGATAAGCTTTGAGACAACCACTTGTCCACGTCCCCATTCGCACGTATTCACCATCTTTGGTCTTATAACTTCCTACTCTGGAAGTCAAAGGATGGAAAACATTCGCCTTCCAGTATAAAAATGACTTTTGACCAATACTATGAGCGCATTGATAATAAGCATTTTTTTTGCTAGTAGGCACTAGTCCGCCATCTCCAAACATATCACCCAAAAGAACTTCTTTTTGAACTTGTGTAAGAACATAATCGTCAATCTCAACTGGATGAGCAGGACGGTATTCTTTGTAAGAAAGTCCCGCCTTCTTGATCATCTTAGCTAAGGTTACACGACTCATGTTCAATTCACTTGATATGTTGGTAAGTGTTTGACCGGCATTTAGCCCTTCTACAATTTTCTGCAATTCTGATAAAGATAATTTTTGCACAACCTTCTTTTTTGACGGAATACCATTAGATTCACGCCAAGCACGAAGTTTAGCACGACCAACATGAAGTTGTTTGGCAATCTGAATATCAGAAAAACCATTCTGATATAGACTGCGAACCTCATCATTGTTCAAATTTGTCTTCATCATAGTTTCAGAAAATTCGTTACTCATTTGGGTTCCAGCAATTTACGGGATATTTTTATCTGTTTATCTCTAAACAGCGACCCCATGGGTATTAAGGTCAAAACGACGAGACTTAACCTCAGTGAGTTGAATTTCAGGATTCGACGCAATTTCAAACAGCGGGAAAAGAACACGCTTTGGCTTTGCAACCGCAACGATGTTCTCGCCTTCCTCACCGATCACATAAGCGGTGACGTTTGGGTCTTTGTCGTAAATCGGCAAAGCACCATCGGGCAACTGTTCGACGAAGAACGCCTTGCGCAATCTGTTACAAGTATCTTTTTCAAGATACCGTTCTGGTCATTTCTGCCAGACTCAACAGCTACCAAGAATTAACTGCTGTTCAGACTGTATCTTCACCTGTTTCATCATACAGGCACCCGGCGTACCCTGATTAGTCTCCCAATCAAGGCGTGTGTTATCGCCATGCTCTTTATCAGAGTTTAGGCTTCCACCAGTCGTTGAACCCACCTTTTCGTTTCCAAAAAGGCTTGGCTGCTGATTGTCATGCCGCACTTGATACCAGTTAGGTATCTTGTACGGTATTGCAATGCTAACGAAACCACTCACAATATCAAAAAATTTCTCTTGAGAACGCTTTAACACACAAAGTCTCCAACATTCTTCCCTGCTCATCTTATGAATAGAACAAGAAAGTCCAAATTTATCTTCAATAACCGAAATTGCGTTCTCGCGGTCTTCTTCAACTGGACACCCCACACAAAACCAAACCTGATTGCCACTCTGACAACCATCATCACAGTACCACACCGAAAGCGAGTAAAGATTCAATCTGTCCAATAACGATTTGGGCATTCTTTTATGCCACTTGCCATCTATGTTGATATAACATTCTTTTCGATATTCACCAAAGACAGGATGCACAATCGACCTGACACGCATCATGCCTTTCTTGTCAATTCTAACATTACTAAAATAATCTCCAAGAATCTTCGCTTTCATCTTAGCATAACTGTGTTGTTTTTGTGAGTGTCCAAAAGAAAAAACATACGAACTTGAATGGTTACGTTCTATTGCTCCATCACCTAATATGGAACCGTCGATCAATGAAGTCTGCACATCAGACAAATCAGAGAGATTTTTCCTCTCATACTCTCTAATCTTTTTTATTCCATGTCTCTTTCGAGCCACTGTAACTGATGCACGATGAACATTAAGTATGCCAGCAATTTCTCTATCAGTTCTCTTATCAAGAACGTAGAGTTTTGTTAGCAACTCTTTGTTCAAAACCTCACGCATTACAACTTCTCCATGAGTTTCCAGCAATTTACCGAGTTTAACGTGAGACGGTACGTTATCCCACGGAAGTGTAGTCCCGACGCCGACGAAGAGGCTGAATCCATTCTGTTACAACCTTGCTTGCACAAGGCGGATAGGTCTCTCAACCTACCTCTCACCGTTACCGATGAGTTCAGACTGTATCACCATTCTTTTTCTCAAGAATGCCCGGCATACCCACATCGTTACCGAATGCAGGCGAGACCTTACCGGCATAGGCTTTTTGGCCCTTAGCCTCGTCTCCAGTCGTTGAACCTTCCTCGTCGTTTCCAACAAGGCTCGGATGCTGATTGTCCTTGGACATGTAACTATAAACCTTATTAGCTAATATAGCCGTCAGCTTCGTCAATCTCGTTTCGCTAATTGTTATGCCGTTGATTTTCATGTCTAAGGGTGTCCCAGCAATTTACCGGATTTTACGAGCACCATTCAGTTAATGCTCGCCGCAAGACGCTGCCGGCCAGCGGCAGTCTTGATGTATTGGCTGATGATTTCCTGCTTAGTCTTATTGTCTACGGACATTTTTTTCTCCTCTTGTCAGCCTTATACCAGGGCTTATATTCTTTCATCTAAACCCATGGTAGGTGAAACCGTCGTAGGTGCTTTCGTCATGATACCAATTACAGTATCAACAGAACCACCAATATCGGACGGCAATTCGTTCGTCAAGAAACCCTGTGCTGAGCTATACAGTAAATTACCTACAACGTAAGTAATATCTGCTGAATTAGCTGCATTACGAGTTTCAAACACGTCAACTTCGACACTAGCTTGAGCCTTCATGACCGTTACCTTACCGCTTGCTACGGCAGGAGCGTTCTCATAGGCCGCACCAGCGGCATCGTTGACAAACAACCCAACAGGCTGCAAGTCAATGTGACCTGGAACGACAGTGTAGTCGTTACCAGCACTGATTGCAGCAATTGAGCCACCAATTACGCCACGCGGAGTGTTAATACTCAGCGAGTTATTCGTGTTCACGCCATAGTTTGCCTTTGTATAGCAAACATCTGCGAGAACAGGAATCGCGTTGAGGTGGCCACGAATCAGAATCGTCAAGGCCATGTCTCAGTTCCTCCTTTACAAAAAACGACCAGTAAAAGCCCACGTCAGGCTTACTTAAACACATCGCCCACGTCAGGAGCGTCTACCCAAAGCTCGCTCAAATTGACAGCATCATCTGACGAAACAGATGCTTTTTTCGGCTGGCCGCCAAGCTTTTTGACGCCCTGCTTTGTAGCTTTCTTCGATGAGGTCTTTTCTTTTCCCTCATCTTCATCGCCGGATTCATCTTCGTCGGCTTCTTCGTCGGCTTCTTCGTCCTGAGCATAGAGACTTGCAAGTACCTTGTCGGCGGCTGCATCTTCACGCATGCCTTCATCCGACATTGACTGCAACTCTATGTCAAACTCAGCCGCGCTTGCTTCTTTTTCTTTGGCCTTTTCTTCAGCCTCTTCTTGGATTGTCTTAGCAGCCTCTGCCTCAGCCTCTTCTTCGTCCTTTTTCTTTTTCTCTTCGTCCTCAGAAGCCTCTTTTTCCTTTTCCTCGTCAGCCTCTTCGTCCTTTTCTTCCTCTACCTTTTCTTCCTTTATTTCTTCCTTTTCAACCTTTTCGTCCTTTTCTTCCTGTTTTTCGCCTTCATCTTTATCTTCATCAGCAGCGTAAATGTCCTCGGTCTGAGCAAAGCGCTTCAGAGCCCTATCAAGACACTTATTGCCAAGCTTCATGAAGTCGCGAGCCTGATTCTCAATAACCTGTTCTTTGACCTTATCCCCGAGAAGCAAAACTGCCAGCTTCACAGCTTTGGAAGCCGCAGCCTTGATGCTGGCAACAGTAGGCCCACCAGCTTCAGGAATACCAAAACCGATTTCATCATGAGCATCTTCTTTCCACTCTGTCCGCATATCTGGGAGTTCGTGGTTTACAGTCTGCTCAAACGTGTTATACTCTTGGCATTTCTTAAACCGACGATCCGGTTGGTTAACCGTTCCGGGATAAGGAATGCTGTCCTCAACAGCCTTACGTTCTCTGCGACGATTACTAGCCGTTAAACGATTCCGTCGCCTCGACATTATTCTCTCCTTTCTTTCGACCTTTTCACAAGATGAACTTGACTTATTTGTTCGGCAGCAAAGCATCAACCGCGTCTGCCAGCCTATCTACTCGCAAAGCCAAATCTTTACGACCTTGATTCTCAAAGTAACTTGCCACCCTGTCAAGACGCTTCGATGCTTCCTGATAACGTGCAGTGCAAGAAGTTGGGGCTGTTGATAGCGTCGAAGGTTCAGTCGCCAAATCTTCTTTGCCACGCTCGTCTTCAACATCACTAAGAGAATCCTGAGTAATCTCGTCTTCTATGCCAGGCTCTTCTTCGCTAGAACGCCTGCGACGTGAAGCTTTCCTTCGCCTGCGAGAAGAATTGCGCCTCGATGTTACACAAGCAATCTCATCGTCATCGTCTTCATCATCATCGTCATCGTCGTCGTCGTCGTCATCATCGTCGTCGTCGTCGTCGTCGTCGTCGTCATCATCGTCGTCATCATCGTCGTCATCATCGTCATCATCGTCGTCATCGTCGTCGTCATCGTCTTGAGACATTACATTGAATTCTTCTTCGATAAGTTCCTCTGAAGCCTCTTCATCTTCTGAATAAAGCATAGCTTCAATATCTTCATCGTCCTCAACTTCAATCTCGTCATCAATTTCATCTTCTTCGTCTTTGGCATCTTCGTAGTCTTCTTCGGCATCTTCATCTTCGTCTTGTGACAAGATGGACTCGTCTATCAGCAAATCGTCTTCTAAGTCGTCTTCTAAGTCGTCTTCTAAGTCATCTTCTAAAAGATCATCTTCTAATTCATCTTCTAAAAGATCATCTTCTAAGTCGTCTTCTAATTCATCTTCTAAGTCGTCTTCTAAGTCGTCTTCTAAAAGATCTTCTAAGTCATCTTCTAAGTCATCTTCTAATTCATCTTCTAAAAGATCATCGTCTAAGTCATCGTCCTGAGAATACATTCCCAATTGTTTTTCCACAGCCGCAATTTCAGCAACAAGACTACGCGGCTTTTTCTTTCCAATCCGAGTAATTCTTCGACGGACCATCCGTATCTCCTTTCTAACTTGGGTCAAATAACCCTGAAAGTCAACAGGCTTCTACTTCTACACTAAGAGAGAATAAAAAAGAGAGAATAAAAAAATTGTGAAAAATGACATCCTGATCTTTCACAAACGTCTCACAATCACAAAAGCCTTAAAATGCTCTCCTAAACCTCTATCGGGTTGGTTCCCTGTCACCCAAAAAACCAATCGGAATAACACCCGCACCATAATCTATACGTACACCCATTTGAAATTGTCAAAAACTCGTCTGTCTATGGTTTTCCTTCTTTGTAACCCAACTTTTTAAGCATATCAATTGCATCTTTCGCCATACCAAATATCCCATACCACGTCCATACACTAACCTTCTCACCATTGATACGCCGAATTTTTTTCCAATCAAAAGTATCATCAAGTTCTAACTTGCCATCAATACGACGCAAATCCTTATGAGTTTCATCTATCTTGTCAGGGGAACTCCAAACTATAAGCCCATTTTTGTGCAAATAACAACCCTGGTCTGAATCGCCACCTGTCAACTCCTTAGCAATCTTCAAAATCTTCCTAGCAATTTCCTCATTACGAGCCATAACATCCCTTCCTTTCTCGTAAAACCTCATAAAAACAAAAGACACCATACAAGAGAGAATATAAAAAAATTGTGAAAAATGACATCAATGCCTAAGCCCCACTAACACAAGAGATTACAGCGGAATTCGCGACATATTGGAATTTTTTATTCTTCTAATAAAGCTTGCGCAAGACTTATTAGTTGTCTTGCCAGTGAATCGTCGGAAGACATTTTTGTATTTTGGTCTGTATAATCCATTGGCTCATCAACTTTACCAACATCGACAATCAAGCTTTCCTGTATGATGTCGGCCTCTTCATCGAAAAGTGTTTTAGCCTCATCAAGAATTTCAACATCAGCAGGCTGAGCATCAATTTCTTTTTCGTACTGTTCAATTTCTGCTGTGCCACTTTCGCCTTGTGCAAGTACCCTTTCCATTGCCACAATTTCACGCATCAGCGGGTTACATCCTGGGCAATCATCAGATGCTTTCCGCCGCCTCAAAGAGGACGTTTTTTGAGATGCTTTTGTCAATTCAGACCAATCCTTGTCGGCATCCTTGAGAGCGCCATTGTCTTCGTTCTTCTCCTCTTTCTTAGCAGCAGCTAATCTCGTGGTAAGCCTTCGTCTCCTAACCATCCTCAAGCCTCCTTCTTTCTGAATTTAACACCATTCATTGCTACACGATTAACAAGATAGACAAGATTCAAACGTTTCACTTCTTCCTTGGCAAGACGAACCGCCATCATCCCAGTTGTATCAGCAACCCTCAGTTGGGCAAGATTGGTATACATCGTGTCCATCGAAGAGTATTCCAGAAGACTCGCCTTCTTCTCTTCTGGAATATCACTAACATAGTAATTCAAAACTGCCCCTGTAAAAGCCGGACGCTCAACCCAACTTGCCTCAATAAACTGAACAGATTCTTGGTCCCCTACTCTTTTTCCATTCGACTCAAAGGTGCGCCCACAGAGTTCTGCTGTTATACGTTTGACACCTTTATCATCCGTAAAGTATGTCATCAACTCTTTATTGATATGCTCACAATTGTCTTTCTCATCAGCTATCTCTTTGCCACATTTACTACATGTAACCCAATGGGCGACGCAGTTCTGAACTCCTACACTACCACCAACTAACAGACTATGCTCTTCTTCAACTTCAAGACAATATACTGTCGATAGTTCATTATCATCATGTATCGGACGTAACTGTTCAACCTTCTTCACGCGCACAACTACGTTCTCTGAAGATGGCTGAATATGACAACGCGAGTGAATTGGCCTTGGGTCACCATCATTCCACCGCATTGTAAATGGTGTTACTAAATGAACAACACTTGAAGGAATTGTAATATAGTGGCTTTTACGATGCGGAACAATAACTCCATTTTCAACAGACTCATATTCATCCTTCACATTCCACGTATGATAGATTCCCAAACGAGCCAAAATAAGACTTATCTGACTCGCCAAGTCAGCACTAACAGTAACACCTATAATTCGTTTACGACCGCCCTCATGCATACACCCATCACCATCAAGCCATCCACCGACAAGTGCTCGTAACGCATCAAGCGGCCAATGCAATACACCCTCAGTAATAGCCTTAGCCCAAGAATAATGCCCGCCATGACTTTGAAACCATTCTGTAACAAAATCATTCTTGTGTGTTCTGGTTTCACACGTATTTCTGTCACTTCGTTCATAAACTGATGATTCGACTCCAAACTCTTTAGCAAGCAGTTCTTTTGTCTCTTGAGCAAGAGTATCTTTCTCATAGAGTGAATAAGTAAACCCAACTGATTTATAGCCACCACAGTTGTTTATTGAACCCTCTGCCAAATAAAGACCCAACAAACGAGCACGAGCAACAGAAACATCTTCTGAGCCAATCGAGTATTCACTTGGAATTGTAAGATAGGCTCCTGCCTCAAGACCGCGAGCTTCCTTCCATTCAAAATGCGGTTGCGCCGCCTCGTCCAAAATCGCCAGCCGTCGTTCTTTCTCACTTACACTATATTCAACCATCGGATTCAAAACACGCATTCTATGGCCATTTACAAATGACGTTTTCAAACTTTTTCGCTTATTCCAAACACTCGCATCAGGCAAAGATTCCCCACAACCACAGGCACAATACGGAGGTCTTTGCCATGACCAAAACTTATGATTCCCAGTACAAACTATCGGCTCAGGTCTTCCTTCAACATGAACCTTGTACATATCGCCAAGCCATTGCGTTTTAATTGGACGCAATACTTCTCTTGCATAACCACGATGACTAATTACTCGCTCGCCTTTTTCTATAGTCTCAATAGGCTTACGAGTGCCATTAGCCATAGTTACCAAAGTACCAGCTTCAAAACAGCCCATGGATAATGTATTCAACTCGCCTTTCTCAATCCGCTCTACCAAATCAATGTGCTTGCGGTCAGTTGCTACCAAAATATCTGTATAGTAAATATCGGCTGTTTTGCCATTCTTGCCCTTATAGTTTACTGGGCGTATAACCGCATCTAAAATCTTTCCTTTAGAAAGCTCAGGCGCCTGCATGTGTTCAAAATAGTTCTCAGCCCCAACAAATGACCTAAACGTGGATAACAAAACTTCGTTATTCCAAGCATTTCCATTGTTGTTCACAAGCTCATCACAAGGAGGCTCTATGTAGTACCCGTTTGAAGCTGTGACAACCGAACAAACGATTGTACAATGAGTGAAAAAATAGTCTTCTACGTTGAACTTTTTCCAATCAACCGAGATCTTACGATCAGATGCTACACGCTTTCGATTGCCCAACGAACGAATCAACCATTCCCGTTGCGGATTGTGTAAAATGTCAGCAACAGGAAGTTCTAAAGAAAAAAGACGACTCTTGTGAGCCGCTTCCAACAAACATGACTCTGAGGTGCAACGTCTTGCTGGCATTGTTATCCGGCTTACTACAAGAGGTGAATTGAGTTAGTTATGGGGAAAAACCCATCGTAAAATGAGTTCTCCCCACGTATAATTACACTTTAGCAGTAGCTAGAGCCTGAATGATTTCCTCGCGATTCTTAGCAAATGCGTTCATGATAGTACGCATAAGCTGTCTACGTTTGGTCAAAGCTTCACTCTGACCTTCCCAAACTTGCAATGCAACAAACACAAGCTCTTCAAGCTTGCCAAAACGCTTCATAGCTACATCAAACTTGCCGCTTTCAACGTCTGAGCGCATTGCAATAAGCTCATTGCCAATCTCTTTACGCGGCTTCCTGAAACGAGGACTCATATAAGGATTCTTTGTCTTTGCTTCGCCAAACAAGCCATCAAATGAATCAGTAGCATCACTAACAGCTTCTTCTTCCGAAACAACACCACTACCGGCAGCTTTCAATGACCTATTAAAACGAATCAACTTATCAAGCAGCGCCTTGTATAGAACTACTTTCTCGTCATTTCCATTTATCGCATACATGCAAGCTCTGTCGCCTTCAGGAAAACCACCCGCTAACCTACGTGGTTTCTTGCGATAATCAGGAATTGGCCCCCACGGAACCATCGGCCAAAAAGCAACCGAACCATCCTCTAACAAAGCAAAACCCGACTTCTTCATCAACGCTTTGACTTTTTCAGGCTTGCGTAAAGCAATTGGAGTAGGCCGTGCTGCCGTCTTGCCAAACATACCGGCAACTACTTGCCTTGCCTTCTTCGAGATTGAAGCTGTTATAACTGAACCATTAGGAGTCAGCCATTTGATTTCATCTTGCGTATCGTATTGTTCTTCACCAACCATAAACTTTGCAACACGATATAATTCCGCCTTAGACGACTTCCGCGTTCTCATCCTTTTCCTCCTGTTTTCATTACTGTTTGCTAAGATTAGGGCACCGTTACTTTGGAACCAATCGTATTGCCCTTGGCCCCATAACGACGATTACCAGTAGCTATAATCAACCATTGAACCCATGTTCTTTCAACGGCATCTCTAACCGGTATCTTCATCATGTCGCGACCAATTGACACAACTGCTTCACCTAAATCATTTGGAGTAATGTTGTAATTGACATTAGGAGTACGCATTTTCCAATACACACTCTCTTTAAGCCATTGACGACTTATGTTCGTAACAGAACCAATGAAACTCAAAACGGTGTTGTACTCTACACTATTTGCAACGGGCGGATTGAAGCGCAAAGAACGCCCAATAACAATCGCCCACTTTGCATATTCCCAATTGTTGATTCCAGTCATAACAATCCTCCTATCTGTTCCTTATGCCGGCTTTACACAAATGCAAAATCGGACAATCTGCGTCCTAAACAATCCACAATATAGCATAATTATTGCGAGATGCAGTTGTAGGAGCCGGGTAAATAGGCATTATCACCCTGAGTGCGATTGTCTTTCTTGCCTACATTCACGTCTTCCAAAGGAGTAAGTGTAATTGTAGGCTGCTTCTGCCCGCCAATACTTGAAATTATGAACGTGTTAGGCGGCGCCGCAATCCGGTTCTGACGGAAAAAAGGCATCTCGTCCTCACGAACACGACCTGCTACTACTGTCTGATACGATTTACTGTAAGCCATTTTTCACTCCTGTTTCTCTTTCCCTTCAACCAGTTTTTTCTTCAAACCACAATGGCTGAAGATTACCTAAACTTTTCAGGCACAAAAGTCACACTTGAAAGTGGTTTGGACCAACCGAGAGAACCCATCTCTTTCAATGCAGGACGCAAAACCCCAAACCTTATCTCTTTTACAGCTTTGTCATTTGGGCTACTCTTGTCACCTTCATAACAATTACTCAAAAGAATGTCTGCTTGATATATCAACTCATAGGCTTTATCAATCCGCTTCGCTACTTCTTTCTGAAGCTTTGTCTCTCTAGCAGAAGAAAGCTCTTTTGCTAATCTTACTAATTGTTGTGCTACTTGCTTTCCGTTCATTTTACTTCCCCTTTTGTGGATGATACCCCTTTGGGACTTTGCCAGGCTTCGAAGGCTTTACCGTTCCATGTGGTCCATAAGCACGAAGCCATCCACAAAAAGCCTCGGGGTTGGTCTTGCCAGTAGCTTTTGCCTCAGCAATACATTCATCCCAAGTCATTTTGGCAACACGAGAAAAACTCGACTTCTTGATTCGTGTTACGCCGGCTTCTTTCATCTTGTCAGCACATGAAACACAAAGAACTTTTACTTCTTCAAAAGTCAAATAATCACGGTCATTCATGCTCGCAACAAACTGCTGGCCAATCGCAAGATCAACATCGTCCTGAGAAAGATAAGCCTCGCTATCCATAAATCCATCATCCTCACTTATCAAAACCTTTGCAAGCCTCACTAACTCCTGTGCCAATTTTTTGCAATTCATTACTTGACTCCTTGGTAACAAATAATTCAAATTGCTATGTTACCGCAAACGATTTTTTCTTGCGTTTCTTAGAACTAAGCTCTCTAAGAAAAACACCTGATTCTTCCGACTCTCCCCATAAAAACGCACGAAAACCCGCATTATGAAGCAAGCGCAACCCACTAGCTGTATACTGTTTAGCAATGGCTATACCCTTGGTGTCATACCAATGGCCTATTCGCGGCCCAGTCTTGGCCATAAGATCAACTGCTTTCTGAAGCTGACCAACTACCTCATGATCGGCCTGATCACTCTTCAACTCTACTACAAAACAAACTGTATCAAGTTCGGCACGATAAGCATTATACTTGTTCTGAAATATCAAGTCCGCTTTCTCTTGTGTAACCGGATCAATTATATATTCTTTGCAACGTATCCAAACCTTTGGAAAATCTAACGCTTTTCCCAAAATAGTCGGATTACTCAACAACAATCCAATCATACGTTCGTGTTCTGACATATCAACCCCAAAAGTCTACTTGCTCGGTTTGATGCCCATAATACCAGCCAAATACTCTACTCTTTGTGCTATAAATCTATCTCTAATACGATGCCCAATAGCGCCAGCACCACCAGTTTGAACATTGTTTAAATCCCAATTATCCCCATCACTGCCATTATTCACCACATACCACACCACTCCACTATCTACTACAAACCATGAACCGCCACCATAAGGTATCAAATTGCTATTCAATACGTATTTGTTACCCTTTGGCTTTACCATAACTTTAGGACAACGACCTTTTTTGCGTATATCAAGCCCAATATCTTTCAATTCCTTCAAAGCCTTTGACTTGCTTGCCCTTTCAGTTGACTCATCTATCAAAGGCTGAGCCTCTTCAGGAGTGGCCGCCCTAGCAGAATAATAAAATAACTTACCACTATCATCCCCAACGCCAAAACTCATACCATCTTCCCTAAAATATGTACTCTCAGTCTTCAAAATATACAAATACTTAGGCCATCCTTTTTTCTGATCAGAAAGAGGAGCTACCACAACAGTGCCACGCTTGTAAGACTTACCACCATAACCCTCACCGACAGACCATGAATAATCTGCCGAAGTAGAACGCTTCTTGTCTTTCTTCGGCTTAGACTTGTCTTGAAACGATGATTCTTCTAATTCATTGACTTTCTTTATGAACTTGTCTACGTTAGTATACTCAATATCAGAGACTTTTATCATCCAATAAGGCAATTTCCAACGAGCTTTTGGAAAATGTTGCTTGATGATATCACGATACTTCTTGGATGTTGACATAATATACAAATACGAATCACGTAAATGCGTAGAAACTATCCCAAAATCCTTGTTGTCCAACTTGCCGCGTATTTCCGACCGTAAACGCTTTGAATCTTTCTCTGCCTTGAGTATCTTGTCTACTACCAATTCTAATTTGTCTACGTCAAAATTATAGTACTCAAAATCATATCTTGAAGCACCCCTATTCCAGCGCCCCCCAGCTTTCTTGACAATTTCTTTGAAATCAAAAACATTGCCATGAATGGCAAATCCCTTTTTGCCATTATACTCAACACGAAAAAACTGTAAGCCATCTAGCTTGTCCAAAACATCCTTCGCTGACGCCATTTGAACTAATGTCTCATTCCTGCTATTGTCCAATAATTTGTCTAAATTCTTCAACTTGCGAGCAGTCAACTGTGACTTCTCTATGCGCCAACTCTTGTCCGAACTATTATACTTGAATCCCCTGCTTTTCAACTTAGGGAATACTTCTCTCATCTCTATAAAAGGACCAGTTACAATCAACTGGCCCCTTTCTTCACGCATCTCAATTGAAGCTGTCCTCATCAACAAATCCTTTTATGATTTTATACCTGATACTTCGCAGGAATGAAATCGTCCCAATTCCCAAGGTCTGCCTCATCCTCAAAGTCATCACGCAACTCTTCGGCAACTTTAAGACGCACAGACTTGGGAAACATACTGCGCATACTATCACCTGGCGAACCAAATTCCTTAATATACTTCTTGGCACCAGCATCTACCAAATACATAAACAACTTCACAGCCTTAAGACTATCATAGATGCCCTTCGCGCGCTTGAGCATCAAATTCTTTACTATCGGAATAAATTGTTGTCTGTACAATTGAGCATCGTTATTTATGTATAATAATAATTCACTAGCTTCATCACTCAGACTTACACCCAAACACTCTTTTGCTAATCTAAGCAGTTTTTTTGCTACTCTTTTCTCGTTCATCAGATTCTCCTATATAAGCTTGTCAGTTGTAATTTTCCATCCACATTCAGGACAAATGTATATCTTCACGCTTTTCGTAAATGGCTGTAATTCTAAGCCATCACTCTTGCAACGTGGACATATCAACACGCTTGAATCACCTTCAAGACGAGTCCGCCTGTATATTCTACCACGTTCATTATGATAAACAGCACGACGCAAATCACTAACCTCAAAAACCTCATCTTCATCGTCTTCATCATCGTATTCATCACCATCATAGTCGTAATCGTCTTCCCACATCCTTACTTTCTTTTCTACTGAACCATCTTCATGCCAAGTCGTAGACTTTTCGAGAAGAGTTTCGCCTAATCTGCTCCCACGACGATTCTTCAATTCTTTCTCAATTTCTTTAGTCTGCTTTTGGGCCTCTTCATAACTCTCTTCATGTAAGTCATCAGCTAAATCTTGTAATATCGAAAAGCCGCCGCCACGGGGCTTATCAATTCCATGCGTCTTGGGATCACCAACATACTTGTCTTCAGACTTCAAATCTTTGCTTTTCTTGACAACTCGTGATACCCGGCGAGCCTCAAAAGGCACAACCTGTATCTCATCAGGGTCATGTTGTTTTATAGGACCATTATTCCACGCTACATAAATCTTGGCCTCTTTGGGCCGCACATCAACAATCGTCCCATGAACGACCGGGTAAGTGTCCAAAAAGAGCGGCGTCACAATGTCGCCAACACTAAATTGTTGGAACATTGGAGCAACTTCCGACCTATAAAATGAGCTTCCACGTCGTTTCATCAGTAAGCCTCCATTAACTTTTTTTCTCTACTACAAACCTAAATATAAAAGAATTGTGAACTTTTGACTATATCAAGTAATCAAAATGGGCCATTTCGGTCGAAACTTCCTATCAGTAAGAGCTACATTTCGAATGTTCTTCAAAGCAAACGACTTGATATGTTTTGCTTCCATATCATAAGCATACAACATCTTACGCACACCTATCTTTAGACGACGATATTTGAATTCATACGGAGCCACAATGTACTTTTTGGACTTGTTCGTAGTAATCTTTTTGTAAGTGAACGCTATTTGAACTTTACGTAATGCCGCCTCACGTATTGCCAAACGCTTGTTTCGTATCGCAAATAATGTCCCTTTAACCTTTACTCTTGTGCGAGTAGGACGCCTGCGCGATGCTTTTGACTCAACGCCACGAATAAAATCGTCCCGATTAACTCCACGCTTCACAACTTCTTGAATATCACGAGGCATAATTCCCCTCTCACATGAACGGTTTGTTAGGTGCGCCAGTCGTAGGCTCTACAATTCCATTACGATTCGGCTCGGTGAGAATGCCATCTATCGCAGTCAAGCGAATGTTTTCATCAACATCATGCTGTGACCATTTCTTGATTTGGTCTTTAGGATTCTTAGACCATGATTTGCAATCCGTGCCATTGTTCTTGTCAGGTTCTGCTTTTGTGTAACGCCTAAAGTAATACAAAGCCGTACAATATCCCTTGTGAACACAAACCGTGCAACCATTTCCAGGTGCACGACGTGGCCCACCACCTTCAGGATATGGGAACGTCAATTCATCATTTTGAACAAGATCAGCAGCCGTCAAAGTCTTCTGAGTAATATCAGTATCAAGACCTGTATTATTAGCCATCATCTACCCCGTTTCAAAAGCCTCCATGGCTTTGATAATGTCAGCCGTGTATGGGGCTACTGCCGTTTCTACTAAATCCCGAACAGTCACAAGGGCTTTTTTCTGTGCTGGAGTTTCGGTATCAATGGCCGAAAGATTCTCATCAATAGTCACTATTGCAGCTACCATGTTATCTATCGCCTGATCAACATTCATCAAAGGCTTGCTTTCTTCATCCTGTGCAATACGATCAACCATCTTTGCTATCCTTTCTCTTTTCATCTTATGTCCTCGGTTCTTGTGGCCTCGCCTCAGTCTGGCCGCTTATCTGGGTCGCAATCTACATCCTTATCCATCTCGCCGGGACGTTTACGCTTCTTACGAAAATGCTTTTTCAAGTCATCACGAGGCGGCTTAATTTCAGGTTCTCGCTGTCGCCCTTTACTACTACCACCTGTGTCGCTCATTGTGTCCTTGTCTTTACGTTTTACCTGTAATCCTCGAACAGCTTGACGAACAAGACTCAATGCAATCAAATCTTCTGCTAATCTTTCAGCTATTGCAGCAGAGCGCATTGAGGCAGCCTTTGTGGAAGCATATCCGTCCAACATTTCACTCATAACCAATTCCATTATTTCCCGTGTAGTCTTGCCTTGTAAATGTGCCATTTCACTTTCTGGTAAATTGTAAACATAGGATTGCATAAACTTGGCAAATCCCTCATCTACCCCAGTATCCTTCAAAATTGCATTGAACTTGCTAATCAGCTCTTTGAAATCTTTGACCTTGCCAATTTCACCTACACTACTCTTGGCTTTATCTATCTTTTTCGATTCTACTTTGGGCTTTTCCGACTCTGCTTTGGGCTTCTCAGATTCTTCATTTGGCTTTTTTGATAGAACAGCATCCGTAGGAGCCCTCCATGCACCTTTTGTAGCCACAATAGACTTTATTCTATCTTGAAACTCCTGGGGTAAATCGCCAAAACGATAAATTTTCCCTGTCTTGATATCAGCAACCTGCATATCATCATCCAATTGAATCGAATCAGGCTCTATCTTTGTAAAACCACGTTTCGCCATCAATCCTTCATTCTCAACATCCAAAGGCTCTTCTGAATTGTGCCATTTGGCCGTACCTACCGAATCAGCATTACCAAAAGATTCAAATTGTTTCTCAACAGGCTTCTCTGTTCCTGGCTCTTCTTTCTTTTTCTTGAAACGGTCAACACTATACTTCTCACCCTCAACCGGAGCATAATGATATTCGCCCTTCACCTGCTTCTTTGTTCTGTATATCTTTTTTCCTTCGTCAGGACCTTTCTCAAAAACATGCAATTCATATCCTTCTGGAATATCTTTATCCGCAGCCACTACAAGCTGAGTAGCTACTCGTAGATATCGATCTGCCATTCGGTCTATAACATTTTCCATATATGCGTTATCAGACGACTTACGACGAATACGGGGAGGATTAGCTTTTATCAAAAGTGTGACCATTTCAACTACACGATTGAAAAGCTCAACTACATCTTCTGTATTCATCGCCTTTGCCACATCTTCAGCCTTCTCCTTGACATCCTCTGCCTTTTCTTTTACTTCCTTCTCAATCTTGTTACTCTTTGAATTGTCTTTCTTCTTAACTGGTTCTGTGTCAGAATTCTCTGTCTCTTCTTCAGACTGTTTTTTATCAGACTGGTTATCATCAGACCTCTCCGCCTCTTCCGCCTCCTCTTCTGTCATCTTGTTTGGCTTTTCACGTTCTTCTGCTTTTTCCTCTTCATCGCCGGGCGCCTCTTCGTCCATCATTTCGCCAAGAGAATATAGCACGTCATGAACATTGTCCTCAGTCACTTCCATATTGAGACCAATGTCTTTAGCAACCTTGGAAACCTTGGAACTATCAGAAGAAACAATTACTATATCTTCTGCTTTTCCATTCGACTGCAACTTCTCTTTTACTTTGTCAATAACGAGTTTTTTGAATTCAGATTGTTTGTCAACTTCGGATTCAGATGAACCCGAATCATCAGATTTTTCATCCCCCTCTGACTGCTTCTCTTCGGATTCTTCAACTGGCGGTTGCTTGTCTTTTTCTTCGACAGACTGTTCGTCTTGAGCAATAATACCATGCTCAAGCATAGCCAGTCGAATCAACATCCTAGCTTCCATTCTCATCAGATTACTCCTCTAAAACCGAATCAACTACTTCTTCAATTTCCTCATCAGAAGAGTCTGCTGGTAATTCCTCTGAAATGGTCGATGCCAATTCTTCAGCTTCAGCTTCTAAACCACCATCACCGCCCTCTTCATCGCCAAATCCGCCACCAAAATCACCAAATCCGCCATCTTCTTCACCTTCAGGTGGCTTTACTTTCAATCCAAGATATTTACCAACCCTGTCAACAACATCACTACGCTCTACAAGAGCGCGGCCAGTATCATCATTGATGTTCTCTACTGCACGATTGAAAGTGGGGTCCTTTACGGTAAACAAGTCTTCGTAAATCTTCTCGTGAATGGAATCAGGATCAAGATTGAACAATTCATAGATGATATCAACAGGTAAACTGCCCTTCTGATACAACTGAAAAAGACTGTCAAATACTTCCTGATTGTCACGAATCGTAAGCCGGTTGAACCCAAGTCTAGGATACCAATACTTCTTTACGCCATTCTTGCCCTCTTCATACCAGCCATGTGCCTCGGCAACAGGCTTGAACAACTTGTGCTCAACATACTCTTGTAATACCTCACGAACAATGAGAAACATTGTGTTGAGAATTTCAACTGTTATACGATTGCCACTATACGAACCTTCGCCAGTCAAAAGCTCGCGAGTTACTCCTAAGCCTGCAAAAACCTGACTCTCAATTACCTCATACTCACGCGACAAATCAAGCAATCTTGCGTCAGCACCAATTTGCTCCCAATCCCATTCGTAATTCGTAACAATAGAATACTCAGGGTCTAAATACGAAAGGTCTATCTGAGTCCGTAAATCCTCAAGCTGATCCCCCGTCAACATCGGAGCCTGTATCTTGTTCTTCGGTGTCATATTACGACTTGCTAACGATAACTGCGTATACCTGTAATGCTCTTTCATGAGCATCGGTATCAAAACTCGCTCAAGAACAGATACGCCCAAATCCATGTATGGGGACCGCATCCGAGCCATGTGATGAACAAAAGACCCACTTGTTGGATCAGTGTCCATTATGATAGCCCCGTTCTTTCTAACCATCTTCTTGATTTCATCTGGAGTGTTCAACACAATCTCACGAGACAAATCATCCATTTCAGATGTTTGCATATCCTCCGAAGACTCAAGTAACTGCATTAAACGCTCAGGCTTATACTCTACACGAGCAATATCAGAAAATGGATACTGAAATACTGCAACCTCTTCAGGAGGAAGTATAACTATCCTATCCCATTTCTTAGACTTCTCATCCCACTCATGAAATATGTAGCAATTATGATGACGGACTTGAGCAGTACAATAAGTATGGTCTCCATCAACTTCAAGATTGTAGACCCAACCATGATATGGGACTTCAGATACACCACCAATCCGATAATAGAATCTACCATCAATCTCCTTGTAGTTCTGATTAACGGTTGGTTTTCCAATAGAAATAGGAAGCTCTTTTGCACATCCACGAATCAAAGAAGAAGTTTTCTCGGCATCAGAAATATAAACAGTAAACGAGTCTCTTCCCATACTTTGTCTATGATTGGCAATTTCGACCATACGTCCGTCATTCTTCTTGAATGAAAAAGGAATACCACATTTAATTCCTATTTGAAAGACTTGATGCATCAACTTTTCATTCGTGGTAGTAATTGATGCCGATACAATACCCTTTTTCTTCTCTTTGTTAATACAACCGTCACTGTCTATCATCCCACGAAGAAGCCATATCAATTTGTCCTTCGGAAGCAACTCTACCCATGCTGGAATCTTTTTGCTTTGTGAATCTTTACCAAAATGATGATTCCACCACTCACAAAAAATAGGGTCTTTTACCGTCAGGTGCAGCAAATTGTCATTGCAATAGCCGCCTTCATTCTCCTTGAGTTGACTTCCAAAGACCGACCTCGTTGCATCTCGTATTTTGTCAATAGTTATGGAATTCTTATCAAAAACTACATCCCATGCCAAGAATCCCCACGGGCCATTATTCTTAGTAGACCAAAGCCACCCATCCCCAAGCCAATATCCCAATACATACAGGAAGTCTTCACTTGTTGAAATACTCAACAAACGAGTCATCTTGCCAGATAACGTAAGAGAGTCTTCTGACCGGTCAACCAACAACTGGTCAAACATGCCAGACATAAGAGAGATGACATCATTCACAATCTCATACTCTATCATGTCCTCTACATTGTCGTTGAATGCAATTCCGACATAATCTCCCTTACAAATGTTTTTCGCATCAACAAACTGCTCAACACCATCTCTGAGAGCCAGAACAGGATGTTCCTTAGTTGCTTGCCAATCAATACCTGTGAGCCTATCTATCTTTATCTCGACCAAATACTCATCTACCCAACGCCTCATCACTCTTGAGACCTTATCATAACCACCATTGGCATTCAAAACCTTGTCTCTAACTCGAACTTTGTCTATCGGCATCATGCCACCGGGAACGTGAACAAGAGCATCTGGCTTGAAACAATTTCCAATGACGTTAAATTCCCAAAGTATCTGATGTAACTTCTCAAATAAATTCAACTCATCACACATATAGGTAAAGAACTCATGTATCTCTTGCTTCTTCTTTTTGGATTGCTTCTCCATCTTAGGCATATTGAGAGTAAGCTTGCTCATTGGTAAATCAGTCAAAAGCTCAAGAGCACGCCCGCAATATGCATCAGTATTGTGAGTCACCATTCCATTGCAAATATACGATTTCTCATCACCATCTGCATCAACTTCTATGTTATAAACAACATCATCTTCTTCTGAATATGTGACTTCCTTGACCTTAAAAGCAGCATATCCATTGATAAAGAAAGCGCCGCGCTTTTGCTTTATTCCGTCGATAGCATCCCACTTGTCAGAAGATGCTATAAAACTGTCAGCACTCCATGAAGGTATTGTTATATGCCATTGGTCAGTATCACTCTTGTATCCTGTCTTGCACGTCTTGGAACGCTCGTATTTTGCTATACGACACATTATACCAGCGCCAATTGCCATCACTTGAACCTGCGATGCCAGCATTGGAGAAGAAGTTCCAATTACAATCTTGCCTTTATTGGTTGTTTTTTCGTCATATTGACAACCATCACCTTCCATATATCCTACTAAAAACTCACGACGTGCTTCCTTAGAAGACATTAATAGTTCAGAAGACAACTTCTTAGTTGCGCTTCCCGTTCCAACGTGATAAAAACAGAATTCGCCTACCTCTCGACCATTGACGACAATTTCTACACTATTGCCGCGTTCGTGGACAATACAACCGTCAATGCCAAATACTTCCTTAGCAGTACGAAGAATACCTTTACCCAAAGTATCCTTCTCAGATGCATTGATGGTAAACGCCACACCAACAGGAACCTTAATCTTTTCTTGATGCCATTTGTATCCCTTACCATCCACATCAGTCCCAACACAACGCTTGCCCCACACAATTGACCCCTCGGCAGCATAATAACCGAGAAAACGAGCCTCACCGGAAGTCATCGTATTATCAGGGTCAGAAGCAACAGGAGCCATCAAAACGTAATCACCAACATTCACCCTGTCAGCATTTATCCACTCAGGATTGAAATCAATATTATCCCTGTATCCATTTCCATCCTTGACAACATCTCTACGAATAATCCAATATGGATGGTGATGTGTCGTTTTGAGATGGTTTTGCAAACACCATGCTTTGATGGTAACAGCCTTGTCTTCAATACATCGACGTTCAAACTTATTTTTGACCTTGCGAATAGTTCCAAAGCCAGTTATAACCTCATCGCCAATTTGAACATCATCTACACTCTTGATAGTTCCGTCTGCCATCAAGATTTGCCCTAAGTCGTTGTCAGACAAGTAGATACATCGAGCAAAGTACCTATACCAATCATATTTCTCACGTAAAGTAACAGGCCAATATAAGATTCCACCATTTTGCTCATTCATCATCACAAAATACGGCGGAATATCACGAGCGCCCCCTTGCGACTGAGCCCCCGAAGCATACGAAGTGCGATATGCTGGTAAACTATTTGTACCATAAGGAGAAGTAAACGAAGGAAGAGCATCCATCATCATGCCGCCTGTTCGCCCACGTCCGCCGTTACTGCCAAAATAAGCAGCAGTAGCCGTAGCATTCTTCTCAAGAAAACGAGCCTGCACGGCTCTGTTAGAATCAACTGCCCCAACAGTAACACCCGGAGTTACCATACCCGCTTTGACTGCCTGAACAGAAGCAATACGTTGCTTTACGTAATCTTCTGTTACCGGAACTCTTACAACACCCTCTGCAGAAGCAGCTACTGTTTTATCATTTTGCTTAGCCATATCCACATCCTCTTTATTCTATCACGCTACTTAGGTGTTGCGGACGTAACCGCGATTCCAAAATGCCCCTATGACAAGCAGCCATCAATCTTTCCAATCGAGTTATTCGCATCATGACAGCAGGACACTTCTCAAAAATCTTTTTTGCCTCTTCCATTTTTTCCGTAAACTCGTTCATCGAATCAATTACGCCATCAATCCCGGCATTTACCAATTTTGCTGTTTGGCCTAACTTTTCGTTCTGCTTATCATTTTCAATCCGTTGCTGTGCTTCTTTTCTGCGGTTTTCCTTCTTTTCCTTAACACCCAGCTTCTTTACATGCTTGATGTTCTCTCGCTCTCGTTCTTCCTCCATCTGTTGGCGCAATTGAAATCTCAACTGGGCATCCTCAATAGCTATCAATGCTGGATGGCCAGGAGGTAACCCACCCGTATCTTTTTTGTCCCTATCTGATAGCTTCTTGTCTGCTTCCATCGCGGCACCTAATAAACTAGCATCAACAACTTCGTCTGACATGCCCACCTCCTTATATTGTCAACCGTTGAAAAAAACGGTTAAAATTTCGCCGTAGCAGCCGCTGCTATGATGAAATTGCCCTCAAAATCGGAACCATAACGAGCTACTACATACCCCGACCAAATGTGACTAACAGTTTCCTTTTCAGAAGTCAACAACCCATTCTCGCTAACATATAACGGGTCGCCCGGTGTGTATGTTAAATCTGCGCCAACACCAGTATGACGCTTAGCCTTTGTTTCTGTCTCAAATACATAAAACTTGAAAAATCCGGTAGGAGGCACATACATCGTAACAATACGACTTCCCATGTGCTGCAACAAACCTTCTTTGTCAAACGAAATAGTATCCCCGGCATCAATGGCCGTCCAATCCGCTTTAGTAGAACCACCAGCCCTTTGACGAGTATCCGTTGTCCACATGTCACTCTCAAGCTCGACTGGCTGTTTATGCTGTGGACCTGTTATCAAAAATCCAGCCAACACGCCAGTTCCATCCGAACGGTCAACAGCACCTATAGCGCCAGCAGTAAATACCGGAGCAACAGGGTGATACTTGACCCAGGTGCCTGGCAACCAACCAGACGTAAGAAGAATACCCGCCGGTTCAACGGGTATTTCTTCTCCGTCTTTCAGCATGTAACATAAATCGCCCATTTATCAACCACTCTCTTCAATGTCATACTGTATGCAAGCGTAATAATTCACATCGGACATTGCCTCAGAAACCGCTTCTTCATATTCTCTTGTAGTATCATAATCATCATCAACGTAATCATCTACATATTGCTCAATATCCTCGTCTTTGCTCAAACCTCTACCTAAATCCTTAAAAATCTTCTTGGTTTTACGGTCTTTATCATCTATATTATGACTTTGGTAAATCGCTTCTATAGCGTCTTCATACGCCTCATACTCTGATTGACCAATACCAGTTACGCTGTAATCATACCTACCTGAACCACATCCCATATAATAGCTCAAACTCTCGGGGGTGGAAACATCTATGTTTGCCCGCGTAACAACAACCTTATCCCTAGCCATAATCCCTTTAGCCAACTTGACCAATTCTCTCGCTACCCTTTTTCTGTCCATCAGCAAAACTCCTTACTTGACAAACTTTCTAAACAGAAAGATTCCAACCCAGAGACTCTAAAATGGACTCCATGCCATCTGTCATCTGAATGTTACAAGACCAATTAAGCGTCAACCCCTTATCACCCCTCTCACTAATCAACACGGACGGCTCCTCCGCAACAATCTCAAGGCCACCACGCTTCAACTGACCTTTTGCACGTTTGACCTGAGATTCAAACTTCTTGATCTGTGTGGGAATCTGGGATGTGTAAATTCTGAATGCCCTCAGTGGCCAAACCATGGTGGCCACGTTCCCGGAATACGTCTTACGCATGCGAGCGCCCATCAATTGTTTTGACAACTTGACCAAATGGCTTGCTATTCTTTTACTGTCCATAAAAAACCTCCTTACTTGACAAACCATCAATGCAAATCCTCAAACCACGAACGAGCAGGGTCATTAAGACCCTTAGTTGCCCATACAGAAAACAACTCAGCATACATTTCTTCATAATCAGTCTGACTGTACGATGTGGGAAAATACGAACTGTAATCCAAATCAGGCTTCTTTTTACCCTCTATAGTAAGACTATCAGTTGCAATTGTTTTTGTGAAAATCTTATATTTTTTCCCAATACTCCTTTGACGACGTTTTGTCGTCTCAATCAGCTCCACAATAACATCAACATACCCACACTCCAATACTTCATATTTATCGCCTGCACTTTTATCAATAATTACGTCGCCAATATTCAATTTTAAATCCCTTGAAGTTGGCTCAGCAAATTCCGACATGCGATACTTCTTTATCATCATAGACTTCAATTGCTTACTTGCAAACTTACTCCAATTACGATGAGCCAATTCATGAAGCACATCATACACTTGCCGCGATGTTCCTTTAAGTCCCTTTGAGCGAAGACGCAAAGAATCTTTACTCTCATCATAATCAGCCATATCACCCCCAGGTAATGTGGGATGTACGAACACACTACCATAAGCCAATTTTCCCATACCTTTTGACCGTAATGCAGACTCTACCTTATCCAAAAGTTTCGTAATACTGGCCGTATCATACTTTGTTTTGACATCAACGAGTATATTCCAGTCCTTATAATTGTATTCTTCTATACTCTCGCTCTTTGTAGCCTCAATCTCGCCAAACAAAGGCTCAAAAAATGACAATTCCATCTTGTTCTTTACAACAAGAAAATCAAACAAACCAATCTTGTCAACATCAAAATCCTTCTCTACAATGAAATCATACGCTTTCCTACCAGTAGACTTTAACTTCTTAAAACCGGCCCCAGAAGATGCCAACTTACACAAAGCTATTCCCACATAGGTCTCAACATAACCCTTATAGGCTCGTTCAAAATCGCCCTCTTCAACTTTCGCCATAAACTTATCTAAATGGAAAATCTCAATCTGTAACGCCAAAAGATATCTGAGTAGCCTTGAAATAGGTAGTTTTTTATACGCATTCATGACCTTTTTTTTGGATGCAAACTGCACTACTTCATACTTGTTTTTGCCTTGAGGAATCACTAAAAACTTCGGCCAATACTTTGTTGAAAAAAATGTAACTGAGCCATCACTATTCTCTTTATATTGCCTAACAAATGCCCTAACTAAACGACTTGCTATAATGCTAATACTGCCTTCCGTAACAACAGCAGCTTCTTTGACAGATACAACATTTCCCTTCTTAACATACTCGTCTTCAAGATTAGGCAATAAATAGTGTTTCCGTAAGGTGGCCGCCTGATGACCTACTCGCTCGGCTACCGATTTGATAACCTCACGAAACTTTTTCTGGCGATCTTTCTCATCTCCTGAAATCTCAGCATTTTTGAGAGAATCAACCAAAAAACGATTTGCCGAATATCCCCGAATGTCTTTAGCAGTAATCCCAAACTTGGACAAATACCTATTGATTCTATCAGCCTTTATCTTGAAACCGTCAGACGTGGTAAACACCGGGAATTCGCTGTTTTCAGCCCTCTCCATGCACTTTACGAGCATGTTGGCCATGTTACTATCAGTAAACTCTTTAATTTGCTCTACGCCCGACTTTCCAACATAATTCAACCGTACCTTGTTGCCTTCTACGCTTACATGCTTAACACGAAATCCAGTAACACCATAATGACCACTATCTGCCGATGATTCGTTTCCAACACGTTCGGCAGTTTTGTCCATAATGGAAACGACAAGAGCAGTCAAATTGGTTTTCTCGTTATCTGACTTGAGATCAGTAGTTATCTGCCTGCGGAGCTTATGAATATTCTCCGCAATACGACGTACAGAATTTACCTTCTTGCGACGCCGCTTGACTTCCTCTTCCGTAACCTCAATTTGAGACTTCTTAGCCATCTACATAACTCCCTGTCTCAACTGCAATCCTTCTTGATAACATAAACAGATTTTTTCCATTAAACGATTCAAAAACTTCTTTTTGCACGCCGATTTTGACTTATATTGCGAATGTTAACCCCATGGGCCTTCATGCGCTGTAACCGAAAAGCATCAAGACTTGAACTCGCAACATCCCTCGATGTTACGGAACGGCCCCCACCAACAAGCGATGTTATGTTGTCAATAGACTTGGTTTGATAATGCTGGTAACACTCCCAAACTGCTCTTGCAAATGCATCAGACATGTCGTCGTGAGCGCCACGTCTACTCGGAGCACGAACCTGAACCTTATTCCTGGCCTTACGCTCGGCTTCTAACATCAACATCTCAGAAACCAAAACAGGATGATTGAACATGTCAATCAGTTTGTCCATCAATAGCATCTTTAACAATTGATAAACCTTGTTATTCAAAACATCAGTAACCTGCTCCATCTTGAATTGATTCAAGCCCATGTTGTGTAATTGCTCGTGTAAAGAATATCCATTGTACTGATCAAACCAACCACTCTTTGTAGGAAACCACAAACAAAGACGCCCTATTTCCTTAGCTACTTCCGAAACCTGAATTACATCGCGATGAGCAAAATGCCTACAATCAGAGTAAATGCTGCTTTCTGATTCCCATACATCCGATGACGCCGAGTACCATACTTCAGCATAATCCAAAAATATCTTCTTCGTCTCATCGTCCCGATGTACAATCACTACCGCCGTTCCATCATTCTTCAAGCCAAGGTCTATGCCCATAAAATATGGTACACCAACATCACCCCTTGAACGTCCAACACGCTCGGATAAACAAGCTTTGAAAGATGGCTCATCATCTATCCAAGCTGTAATCGTATCTGAAAATTCTCCGCCATACTCGCACATAAACCCACTTCTATCACGCCGACGCTCGTTCTTGAGATGCATGGAATCAACGTTTGGATTACACATTGCAGAATACATCTGGAACATCAATGTGGAATCTTTTTCATCTACACTCTGTGAAAACCGATCATAAAATGCCCCATACTTGGCACGCGGAGAACTGATACAGATAATCTTGCCATCACCCTCAAATGTTGCTGTAGAAGGAGTAAGCGCTCGATATACCTCACCACCAGAAAACCGGCCATTGTTGTCAATAAAAAATGCCATCTCATCCAATATAATTGTTATATTGTTCCGACCACGTAAACTGTTCGATGCACAACCGCCCGCCAAAGATGTAATACTCGCACGCTTCCGCTTAGCAAGTGATTTCATGTCTGCATCTGTACGCAAATTGAAATACGTCTGAGTCTGATTGATAGAACGGTCTCGCAAAAATGGACAATTCATCGCCTGTCCAAGAATCATATTGAACACAACACCCGCTTGATCATCCGTGGGAGCAACATTCGTAATTGATATGTTCGTCTCAGGAGGAAATCCATAATATGCCGAAGGATCACCACGCTTGATGAGCTTATACATCTCATAATTCGACATACAGGCCGCCATCGTACTATTATGTGAGATGATATCTCCACCTATGATGTTTGTCCCTTCTACTGTCAAATCTATAGTTTCCAACTCGCCAGCAAATTCAACAGCCTCAACTTCATCCCATGCAACATCTGAAAAAGCCATATCATTACGCTGATTTACTACAGAAACTTTATCCAAAGCATCTTCTTTGCCAAAAATTCCAATCTCTTCCGCAAATCTACATACTGATTCACTCATACAAATAGAAAGAGAATATGATTGATGTTCCTTCCCATCTAACATAATCTTCCTATCTCTGATAGAACAATGAATGCCAAACTTCAACAATAAATGTCTTACACCTTGAATCAAGTCCCATGATGACGAACAATATCCTATTTCAACTGATGATAAACTATGAGATTTATCCTTGCCATTTTTGACAGAAGTACAACCATCACAAGCAAAAAGTCTCGATAGAAATGCAGCTACCTCTGCTTTCGAACCTCTCAAAATACACTCTGGAATTGACTTTTTTTCAAAACATCCAATACTTGTCAGCCACTCTACAACCTCGTTTTTCTGACTACCATTCTGCTTATGTCCCTGTAAGCTTTTGATAACATCATAACCCTTTGAGTCTTTGCCTTTGACTTGATAATCAAGAAATTCTTGAGAAATCAACTCTTTGAAATCTAACAAATGTTTCGCATTATCTGTAGTAAAAACTACTGAATGAGTTGTTCCGCCGTCACCCTGCAAATAACCCAACAACTTTGCCCTGCTTATACCAATTCCCTCACAACCAAAAGTTGCTGTTTCACTAGAAACAGCAATCCTATCGCCGCTTCTCAAATCTTCCAAATTGACAAATCCAGGGATTTCTTCATTGTCACGCCATATCAAAAAAGGATGATTGGCCGAAGCTATCTGAACGCTACCTCTCCGTGTTCTAAGTTCATAACATCTCTTTATGCCATTCGACCAAATAGAATAGTCATAAGTTATACATCTTTTCAACGTGACAGGGTTATATGTGAGAATCCCTATTCGCTCTCCTTTTCCATTTCTTTCAAGTAATTCTCCATAAGTTATAGTTCCTATCGTCGTATTAGCCCAATCTTGCTTATACAAGCACTTGCCGGAACGTCTGCCAAGTACCAAAACAAGCTCTCTAAACTGTAACCCAGTTGACTCTTTTATATTTGTCCGTCCCTCTTCGTAAAGATACTTGAGGAATTCAACCTCTGTAAACTTGTACAAAATGCGGTCATTTACAATGTCAGGAACTTCAACAAGCTTCTCTTTGTCTTCCAGCTCCAAGCCATAAAACATCTTGATAATAAACTTCTGAGCTGGCTTGAACCTGATATGTAAGCCCCATGCAGACTCCATAAACGTAATGGCATCTACTATGTCAGTTGTATTGCCTGACAGGAAAGATTCTGTCAAGTCGCGCATGAAAACGTCTTTAGCCATTACTCCTCGCTCATACTGTCAATGCTAAGCTCTTCTTCCAACTCTTTCTTCCAAATTTCCATATTCACACCAAGCGTTCTAAAAAATACATCCGATGCCTCGTCCTCATAACCTAACATCTCAAAAGTCAACTTCACCTTAGACATGAAATATCTGAAAACTACACGCATTGCAGGCGAGTCAAGATCAAGACCATTCTCACGCTCAAATTGCTGCTTGGCTTGAATTGCCTTCAAAGCTTTCTCAAGAACTTCTGCTCTCTTGAAAGAAATTACCGAAGAATCACGTAAAGAACCTTCCTCAGTAGCAATAAGCTCATTACCAAGCAAATGATCCGTCTCGCCAACTATCTCATTTACAAGAGCTATCAGCAATCCTTCAAACGTCTCCCCACCACTAGCGGATAGACGCTCCATCAAGCCGCCATGACCATCATGATATTTTGAAATGAGACGTTTGCGATGCTCAGAAACACTGTGAGGGCCATCTACAACCATAGCTGTAGAACCGCCCTCAACAACCGAAAACGTGTCATCTTTTTCAAATGTTTCAGACATCATTTGTCTCCTACCATTCCCAATCAAAACCACCACTCATATCAACATTCAAGTCATCCCTCTTCTTCGCCTTCTTGTTGATAGCTATCTCGTCAATGCCCTGAAACTCAGGCTCAACAAAAGCAGAACCATCAATATCTATAGACTCAGCCGAAGCATCCATTTCAATGCCATCCAATATAGACGAGCTACCAAAGATTTCTAAACTCTCATCACGCTCAGCATCTATAGTGATATGCTTGTCAATTCTGTCATCTTCAACATCAACATCTATGTCCTTCTTAGACTTTTTGTCCAAACTAAACTTGCTAAGACTTGCTGTTACTTCTCCAACATCTAAAGGCTTATCAACCTTTTTCGCTTTTGCAACTTCTACTTCACGATCCATAACATGATCTACCGGATCAACTTCTATGTGTTCTGTCTTGACTTCTTTGGCCACTTCAATATCTGACAGAATTTCAGATGATAACTTGTCTACAGAAAGCTGAGACAATCTCGCCGGCTCATCAAACACCTGAACATCCATGGAAGCCTCATGGTCAACATTGTCAACATCCAAGTAATCTGTCTTCTTCTGCTTGGCTACTTCAATATCTAACTGAGCAGACTTTTCGCTAACCTCAATCATACCAGGAGGCGCCGATTCAAAATCAACCTGCTGAGCCGTCTCATAGTCAACTGTATCAACATCCAAGGGAATAATCTTCTTGACAGGAACAACGCCTACTTGAATATCAGTAGCCTCAATTGTATGCTCACTAACATCTATCGTTTCTTTATACTTGTCCGGCTTTCGCTGAGCAATCGTCCTGAATGCCAATCTGATTTTCTCAAAGGCATTCTTCTTTTTCTTACGAATCCCGTCTGCTTCTTCTTCTGTCAACATTCCCAACATCATAAGGTCAATCAAAGTCTCATCTACTTCAGACTCATCAATATCTCCATGTCCCGAAATCAGCAACCTATTCAAGTTTGCACAAAAAGGTCGCAAACGTGTGCTACCCTGGCTTTCCATAAAAAAATCATCAAGCGGATTGCCAGATGTAGCAACCGCTATTTCATCCTTATTGTCCTTGATGTTCGTCAAAAATTGGCAATTCGCACACCGCTCATGAATGATAGCATAACGCATATATCTCTTATAGGGCGACTTCGATGCAATCTTTAGAGCATCCTGACACTTTTTATAGTCACGAGTGTCAACAGCCACACAACCAACTATCCCATCATTCTCAAACAAATCCTTCAACTGTTTGAACGCCGAATTTACACCAGCACTTCCAAAACGTTTCTGAAGTTGAGCAACCAACGAACTACCCATCACACCTTGCAACATCCGTTCACGAGCAAATCGAATAACTTGATCATCTGAATCTGGAAGCTCGTCTTCAATAGTCGTTGGCGGCGGATAATTTTCTTGACCTATATCGACTCCACTAGCCGAACCCCATTCAATTTCAAGATCATCTTTTTTATCAATGTCCTTGTCTTTAGGCTCGTATGTTTCAGGATTCTTGAGCCAACTAAAATTGGCCAATGATTCGTCCGCAAGAGCCCTTTTGAGATTCATCCTAATCCTCCTTTACTTCTTCACCAGTCAAAACATCTGTATCAAATACCGGCTCAATAGACTTTTGGTCATCTGATAGCTTCCATAAAGCCTTGGTAGACTTGTGGATAAGCAAGCTATTGCCAGCCGTTATAAACATGGAACGAGCCTTCTTTGTATTCTTCATCCGGCTCACAAAAGTCTTATGACCGGCAATTTCCTCGTCAATACCAATAGAACTATGCCAGTTAAAATCTTCCAAAAAGTCTTTCATTTCAACCTTCCTTTTTCCCATAGCTATACTTCCCCCTCCATATAAGAAGAGAATTCAAAAAATTATGAAAATCTATGACGAATTTCGATCACCATAGACCCGGCGGATGATGTTCAAGTTGGAACGAATAGCATAGAATATCTCAAAAATATCCCAATGGCCTAACTCCTCCATCTGATTCATTGCTTTATCGAACCTATAACGGACGTGAAGCTGCGACATTCTTAATATCTTTGCAGTCAACGTAAAGGACGAGGTGTAAAACATCAAAACGAGAATCTCGATGAAGATTGGATCGTATAGGGAGGAACGTTCTTCGACAAAATCAATGAAAATGTCAAAGACGGAATGCAGGTAGTAAATGAACTCAAGACGCTTCTTGATGCGCCTCACGTCATAGCATAGGGAAGGCTGGCTGCGATTCAGTATGTACTGTACATTGTTTTGCTTCTTGCGGGAAACGAAAATCAAATATAAAATATCGCGGTCTTTGCTGTTGAGAAATCGAAGTATATGGTCAAGTTCTCTAACTTGTTCAATCGTAAATTTCGGTATTCTGGGGCGCCTGCCCCATGCTTTTGAGTTTCCTGTTTGTATTTCTATGACATGTCCGATGTAGCAGACCTTCACTCTTATCTCCTCTGTTACCACAAGCCCTTAGATGTCAACTACCCACGGCTAAAGCCATGGGCTTGCAGATCAGGCACGAAGCCTATCCGCGTATGGTTGGTTGACTGCAACCCTGCGGATGTTATCCGCAGCGATAGTGTCTGCTGGCCCAGCAAAGCTGCAAGAGACACAGGAGAAAGTAGCTTGGTTAGGTCTGTTCCTTTTGTCAATACAGCCACAGGCTGGACAGGTACGAGATGTGTTCCGAGGGTCAACCAGGAACACAGGGACGCCTACGAGTCTCGCCTTGTAGCTGATGTACTGCCGCAGTTGAAAAAACGACCACGAACTAAGTGTAGCGCGCTGAGAGCGACGAGCCGTTACTCTATCTCGGATACCGTTCAAATCTTCGAGAACGATACCTCGATGAGTGCCTTTCGCCTTCACTACAATGTGCTTCGCAATCGTGTGGTTCACGTCCTTGGCAAAGCGAGCCTCTTTGCCAGCCATCTTATTGAACAACCGCTTGGCAGACTTCGTACCCTTACGTTTGAGCTTGGTACGCAACCTACGATGTCTGTGACGAACACTTTTGACCTGGCTGCCAGAATGGACCTCCCCGTCACTATCGACGGCAATGTTGACGATTCCAAGGTCAATACCAAGAGCATCGTCCACGTCTTTCGGGTCGAGCTCGTCCACGTTACAAATCGTTGCAAGATAGAACTTGCCTCGGTGAAGCATCAAGTCTGTCTCGCCCTGTCGAGAACTGAGCAGACACCTTTGACGCTCCCCGCAGACGAATGTAATACGTTGTCGTCCATTCACAGTCCAGATGGACACTTCCGACTTATCAACGTACCAGCGCAGGATTCGATCATCGTAGGCAATCGAGCTGAGAGGCTTGAACTTGCGCTTGGTCTTCTTATCCAACTTGTAAGCATCCGCCACACGAGATATACAGCGTACAACGACTTGGGCTGTTAAGCCGGACGAAGCTCGTGTCTCGTGGTAAGCGATCTTGTGCAGACCATACTTGTGGAACTCTTTGTGTTCCCATGCTATGTCGCTGACACTGTTGCAAGCGACGTTAGCCTGCTTGAGCGTTTCCTTGAGACCTACCGCTTGTTCCTTGCTGGGCAGCAACTTCACTTTAGCTGTTAGCTTCATAGCAGCATCGTATCCCGAAAAGGGAAGGTTGTCAGGTATAGAAAATAAATTATTTTTCCTGTTGGCCAATCTTAGTAGGTCGCCATTCCTCCCACAGCTAAAGCAGTGGGCTTTCTGGCTCCATCATCGTGAATCACCTATACGCCTGTTCCGATTTAGGGTAACAGGAAACTTCATATTATCAAATATGTTTCCGCTATGCTCCAACATTTCCCTATTCAATTCCTCAACAAAACTGCGAGTATAAAACTTGAACATCACCATATATAAACCATTGTCCGCACACACAACTATACCTGATAAACCCTTCAAATATCCATCTTGCGCAATAACAACATCACCCTCAAATAAACTACCTAACTTGGGCTTCCTAATCCTATGTCGCATCTCATTTATCTCATCTTCTGGCACAAATCTTGGCCTATGATAGTCGTCCATCACGCCCGATACAATTGTGCTATTTCTCAACTTGTCAATATGAGCACTAAAATTGCGACACTTCACAAACACATAATGAAACACCTCAAGATCACTTGCGCCACACATCAAATCACCATCAATAATAACCATATCAATGAAATCACTGCCGAATATGCCCAATGCCTCTTGATGAATTCTTTTTATAGCATCCGTAGATTTTGTAACTTGGAAATCAATAATGATGCAAACCCATTGCCCGGACATAAAAATACCTCACCACCATGAACAACTTCCAAGCTTCCACAATAATCCTGCTAAACGTTTTAATCGTGTTTTAGCCCCAATATTCTCAATCTCTATCTCACAATCTATTGCTTCTATTGCTCCGTCTTCTATTGCATCAGGCACTACTGCATTGTCCTCTATTGTGTCCTCTATTGTGTCCTCTATTGTGTCCTTTATTGTGTCCTCTATTGCATCAGGCCCATCTGTTTCATCACCTATGGCATCAGCTATTGCTTCGCCTATTGCGTTGCCATTAGTGCCATCCTGCAAACACCATATCAAAGCCCCCAACCTGGGATACTCCTGCCCACAACGACTTGGGTTGCGTAAAATCTCATGAAAATCAGATTCCACAGTTGCCGTAGTATGAACACATTCATACTCAAAACAAGCCGAAGCCGTGACATCACCCTCGCATACTACAACGTGTCGTTTGGATTTCTCAAGTATAATAGGATTCTCACAAAACCCTATCATCCCTTTCTGCTTCACTCGATGCCTTACATTGTGCACACAATTCAATGGACTTACGCAAAGATACTTCTGTTTGCGCTCTTTCAAATGCCTACAACATTGTTCTTGAAACTTGGCCGTAATCTTGGTTTCTTTTCGCATCTAAGCCTTCCCATATTTCTCAAAAAGAATAATCATTTCTTTCCTAGAGCCAAACAATTCCTTTATGACCGCACTCACGTCAAGACCTTCAGCCAGGCATTCCACCACAGTCGGCCAATGCCCTAAACGCCTTTTGATGCACAAATAAGACTCAAGCCGTTGCTTGTAAGAAAATCTCCGAGCAATATACGTCAAATTGGAAAAACGACCCCAGTGCTTTTTGACATAGTAAAATGAAGGGAAAACATCCGGGCGTTTTCGACACCACTCAAGATACTTGTTCACAGTCCACACATCATATTGAACAAGTAACTTTACCAAATACTCCGCACTGCTAGGAGTCTTGTCTTCTAATATGGAAGGAGGCCCAAAAGCTGCTTTTTGGGCCTCACTCCATTTGCCAAACTCTATGTCATAATCATACCGCTTAGGGTCATCCGCTTTGCGAAGTCGAGCAAGTTGTCTTACAGAACTGATACTGTTATCAACAAGATAATCAATCAATTCATCTCGCGTAAACCTAATCTTGCGATAAGGACCACGAGAACGCCGCTTTAAACGCAGCAAGCGACGTTTCTCAGACTGCATCGCTAAAACTCGCTCAACTACCGAATCCATTCACACATCCTGGATTGCTTGAACGTAGTCATTTCTTCTTAAACTTCATCTTAAACTTCGTCTTCGTCTTCGTCTTCGTCATCGTCATCGTCATCGTCATCGTCATCGTCATCGTCTTCGTCTTCGCCTTCGCCTTCACTGCCAACACCTGCAACTGAATCCCTTGTAACAGGACAACGATCAATTTTTTCATCTGCATCTGCATCTGCATCTGCAACATCCATCGGATCACGAGCAGCCGGATTGAACATCCAATCTGCTATGCCGCCCGTAACTGCAAACTCTTCTGCATACATCTCATAATCGTAATGTTTCTTTCTAGCATATTCCTTACTGGTAGTGTCAAACCCGCCTTCAGGAATAGCGCACATAATGTGAAAGACGGCCAAATTCTTCTGCTTTTTGTCCATCTCATTCCACTGATTCTCGTAAACCTCTACAATGTAAACATAATCCATCCCAATTGAATACGGATACCGCACCGGAGTCAACTTGATAGGCTTACGAGCCTTCTTGCCTTTCGTACAAATAGCTAATATACCATTCACATCAAATCCAGTAAAGACACTTGGAAAAGCATCCAACATCTTTTCCATAATGTCTTTCACATCCGTAGCCGTTACCCAATCATCATTTCTTGACATTCTAACTACTCCTGCGTCCGAAAACTAATACAACACATACCCCTTGGAAGGCACTCTCACCAAGGGGCAACATCTCTATTATACAGTTTTTTGAGCAAAGTTTTCAAAAATCTTGTCTTATTGCAATATCAATGTCTGCCAAGTCTATTACAATGTCCTCTTCTTTCTTCATCAATATCTGCAAATTGATGAGCATTGCCTTATACACCGCAGACGAATCAAAAAAGATTCTTACGCCCTGTTCTTCTGCTAACTCCTCTTTTTGACTTGCTACCCATGCCCTACGAATACGACATCTAACCCTATTCGCCCATTCTTGAATGTTGCCCGCCGTAGGAGCTTGCTCAACCTCTAAAATCTCATCATACTCCTCTCCCTCATGATCTTCAACACTAAACTCGTCATAAATCAAAAAAGTTTTCATTCGTTACTCCCTTCATTGAAGTCATGATGCCTTTGAGACGTGACTCCCGACTTCTACTATTTGGGAAACAGCAGATGACATACAGCCACGCCTCACATTCTCTTACTCAGTTTCAGAAACCCATGGTCCCTCGGCCTCTCTATCATTTTTTACCTTCGGCAAAATTGCCTTACGCAATTCCTCTCGCGGAATGGTCAAAGCCGCTTCGTTCATCATAGTCGCCCCGACTGAGCCTTGACCGCCAAGCAATGTCATTGGCAGGAACAAGCAGTTGTTCGGCCCTTGAGCAGCTTCACCATATACCCGTATCTCATGCCAGCGCAAGTATTGACGCCCTGCTTCGCCCAACAGAGATTTTCCAATGAGACGATTTTGGTCGGCAATCTTCTTGCCGTCAAGCATCGCCTGCTGATACTCAAGCTCCTTAAGCTTCAGCTTGTTCTGTTCTTCAATCAGGCGCTTCTTTTGCTTGTTTGTCTCACGCCTTATTTCGATTTCCTCTTTCTTGGCCTCCTCTTGTGCCAGTGTGATAAACTTCGGAAAGTCCATATTGACAATCGTAACCAACCTAACTTTTACAGGAGTTTCTTCCATCGCCTTGATAATTGCCGATTGTACTTCCTTTTCTATTTTCGCGCTTTCGGCAAGAATCTGCTCCGTAGTGTATGGGCGAATAATCTGCTTTGGTACACTCGCCACTACAGGAGCAAGATAAGTATCCCAAATGCCATCAAGCGTAATAACCCCAGCATATTTGTTATCAGAAGAGAACGGTCGCACCTTGTCAAAAACAGGCAAAACATCGGCATCTTTGTCCTTTAGCGTGAAACGAACCGCAACCGTAACCGTAACGCCGAAGTTTACCTGGTCTTTCTGTAGCAGGATGTTGAGTTTCGTATCCCTTGTAGTCTCACGTGTTTCGACAATCCACATCACATCATAACCGTAACACGCTATTCTGCCGGGCGAGTGAAGCGTATTACTCCATCCTGATCTCGTCTTGATGCGCGCCTTATAACCAACAGGTACGTTCTTACCACAACCGCAAAGTCCCGCCATAACCACAATCAAACCGAGTATGTACAACTGTCTGCTTCTCATTTCCAAAAAACCTTTCAATTTAATGTTGTCACTGTCAACTTTGCTTAGTCAGATTTCTTTTCGGCTTCGCGCTGTGTTTTTTCCTTTTTCCACAGCTTGTCAAACATATCATCTGACTTCCCACGCAACTCATCACGCTTCTCGTCACTCGCCTTCTTTACGTCAGTCTCAATCTCTTCGGTAAGCTCCTTTCCTTTTTCTCTGACTTCTTCCACCGGAGTAACCTCGATAACTTCTGGGTCTTTCCACTGGTCTTTTGGACCCTCTTGAGGCTCATGACCAACAAAAACAATACCAATGAGCAGCCAAACAACCGCCGCAACCATAGGCAACGTATACACAAAGCGCGGTAGTTTTTTCGCAAATGGCCTCAGCACATACGTATTCACGACTGCGATTACGATGTAGACCAAAGCCAGCCAAAACACAGTCCAAAACACCATCCAAAAAATGTTCTCAACTGACGGCCCCGGAAACACAAGCATACTCTACGCCTTCCCAATGTTCACTCAACGCCCCGCATAGGACCTATAACCAACTATCATCAGCTTACAGCAACAGCCTGATTGGCCTCAATCTTGATGTGCTTTCCCCACTTGTACGGGAACTGATCCCTGGATAGCTCTGTAGTCAATACCCACAAAACGGGTATCTTATACCTATGCTCTATACTCGGTGCATAAAAGTCAGTAAAGTACACAAGAGCATCAAAATGCCCCTCTGCTTCCTGCAACGGCGGCTCAAGATCAGTCCCGCCACGACCATGAACCTCGCCCCTGAACTTGCCCTTATAAGGGTAAGTCCGCTGAATGACACAATCGCACTCAATAATCGTAACCTGAGCACCGTTCTTCCAAATCCACTTAATCTCGTTGAAAAACAGCTTTATCTGATCTTCGCTGATAGATCCCGAAGTATCAACAGCAACACACAAATTCAGAACATCCTCTTTTTTGGTTCCAGGGCGAGTGCCAAATCTTTTGCTTATACGCTTCATCGTATAATCAAGAGTGCTCTCCATAGCACTCGCACAAAACAACCGCAACACACGACCCCAAGGCACAATAGGTTTTTTAGTCTTGAGAAGCTCGCCAATCTGATATACAACCTCTGCCGGAATGTTGCCAAAATCCTTGCTGCAAAGCTCTTTTGACTTGCGAACAATGTCCTTGATGAATTCTCCAAGAATAGGGTCCTGCGCCGCCGATTCCCACGCCTTGTGAGAATCAACAGCATCTGAAAAAATACCACCTTCTCCAAAAGAACCATTTTGACACATATCCTTATACTTGTCATTGTCAAGCAAATGCTGATAATACCAAAAAGACGACTTGTGCGGCTCAAAATCAAACATTTCTGGCAACATCGCGCTGTCGGGAAGATGTGACTTGTCAAGGCAACTGTTCACGACCAGATCAACAGCCACGTTGCCACGCAACTTGTCACTGAATGACAAAGTAAGATGGTCAAATACCAAATGCAACGTCTCATGCTCAAGCACACCCAAAAGCCAACCCCACGCTTGATCTTCGCTCTCAGCCTTGTCAAAGATTTCTTCTTGTACCCATTTTTCATTGACGTACAACTTGACAAGCAACTCTTCCTTTTGCTTGCCTACACCCATTGTAGGAATAGGAGCGTAAGCTTCAATTCCGCTGATATACACTTTCGACAACTGTTGCAAAATATGGCCATAAAAAACCTTGTGGCGAATCAAGTCAATGACGCCACTCATCACCATTCGTCTTACATCTACTTTTGCCATTTCCTAATCCTCCAATGTTATACAAAGGTCTCTGTTATTATATCACCGATAAGCCAAAAATTGTCACATTTTCTTGCGTCTGTGTTTTTCCCTTTTCTCCATAGCGATAGTAACCCAATCCTTACGTTTGAGTCGAGACATCATATGCTCAATAAGATATGAACAAGATTTTGGAACAGGTTTGAAGATTCCCATCATATCATCATAATCAATAGTTGTCATGTCATCTTGCATAATTTGCGGACACATTGCAAAACCATCAGACAACCATTCCTCATCATAATCATCCTGCCATTCCACATCTCTACTCTTGAAACACTTTTTGCATATCTCGCTATTGTAGCTGTAAACCCCGTCCGGTAAATCAAACGCAAAGCTAATCTCGCTAATAGCGCCTACATTTGTAATGTCCACAGCTTTCTTACAATTTGGACACCATAAAAGACCCATCGTTTCGCCCCTGTTTTCATAGGGCGGATAATACACCCGCTTGACTTCGCCACAAAAAGGACATAAATCACTCTTCATCAACACCTCCTTTCTATATCTCTGCCCGCCAATCAATCTCTTTCCCAATACTAACCTTTTCGTCTTTATTGAGGTCGAAACACTTTATATCATACTCTCCATCATCTTCCCCAAGAATAACAACCCAAAGAAATTCTATATCACCATGCAAAACATACGAAGGTTGAAAACTCGGTATATGATCTTGCGAACTATCAATGCCTGCAACTTCCCAAGGAAGCACGGGAGTAGAAGAATCAACCGACGAAAGTAATACCATCATGGCGGCTACACGCTCATCGTCCCACCAACATTCCTTATTGACCCGAATAAGATACTCAGAAGCCTTGTCGAGAACTCTCTCAAGATATGGCCCCATAAAACTAGGATAACCATCACAATGATGATACAACAAAACACCCTCTGTATTGGCAATATCAGTCAAATCTGAAAAACAGTTGAGAATTTTCACCTGACAACGAGTAGACATAGCTAACATCTCCCTTTGTTCGTTATTTAAAAACCCAGAACACCTCTGGATTCCTTCAAAACATCATCAAAACCATAAATCATCGCATACAAATCCGCCAATCGCATGGAAGAACAAACACACTCATCTGACCCATGAGCTTTCAAAAAAGCATTGGCTTTTGAAGAATCTAATTCTCCAAACTTTATAACACTCAACGCCCTGCCGGGACGAATCATTGCTTCGTCCATATCACCCATAGCACCGTTATAGGTGAAAACAAAAATGTCTTTTCGACCAGCCGAAATAAGACCAGAAGTCAAATTCAAAAGTGTTGTGGTAAGCTGCTCATATCTGTTTTGAGCATCAGCAGCAAAAACACAACCAGCATCCTCAAAAACAAAAACAACAGGACGATCTTCGTCAACCACCTGATAATAGCCAGCAGCCGATGACAAAAAGTTCTCAAACTCCGAAATGTAGGCAACATCATACTTCTGTTTCAAAGCTACCGACAAGCCACGAATCCAAAACGACTTCCCAGTGCCAGCATTGCCATGACACAATACCAATTTGCCAATCAACTTCTCGCCAATTACTCTATCTATCAAAGTTCGAGTAGAAGATGCCACTTTGTCTGAATAATTGGCATCCAAATAAGCGTCAAAATTATCACAAGCCAAAGGTACTTCTCGGCTAGACCAGCCATAATGATCCGACCACCATACTCCGACAACCATCTGACTACTCTCATTACGTACATGAGACCAATTGTCTATCCCATCAAATAAGAACACAACATCACTTGCCTGCTTGTATTCCGTGCTCACAATACTCAACTGAATGTTGTGGTCACTACGAATCCCAATGCTTGCTACAGTATTTGCACTATCAAAGTCATCACCATCCAAAATCAAAAGACCACTGTCAAGCGATGTATACACCACTTTCACATCACACTTCATGTCTTCAACTATGGCATCCAATGCAGCAAGAAACTTTGCGCGAACAAGAATGTCTCTGCCACTCTCAATAGGCGCCCCGTCCTCAATATCCTCCAATGTCCTCGATAATTCGCAATTCGTCATACTCTGGTCAATAGTCGGAAATAATAAATCCCTGTTCTGTTTGTACAAACAAATGCTGAAACGATGTGTAGTCACTTTTTGACGCATCTTATACAGAACAAAGTTCTCAATCAATAAATCCGAAAAAGTGCCATTGATCGATTGAGAATTTCTTTGCAATTTGAAGTCACCAAAATAATTGCTTTCCATGATTGCTCTCCTTCGCCAAACATGCTATCAAAGTAAAATTGCGCCTTCTTTCCAGTCATAGCGCAAATGACCATCAGGATGAAATATGAGCTGACGAATCTCATCCTTCAACGGCAATGTAAGACAATTCGTCAAACATACATTCTGACCATCATGGTCGTATATCGTTGCACCATGTGGAAGCGACAAAAGAACCGTTCCCTTTTTCCTCAATATCACCTCAATTCCATAAATGGTTTCAGAAGAAACATGATGTTCCAAAACCCACTGCGAAACAGCTTTGTCTTTCGTTTCGTCAGAACGCCCTAACTCGCGCAATGTGAATTGCTTTACATTGTTGCAACGACAGAAGTGCAGGACCATTCTGCGTAATCGCAGCAAGACAAATCGCCTCAGTCCGTTTCTTGACACGCTGAAGCGCAAGACCATTCTGCGTAACAGCAACAAAACAAATCGCCTCAGTCTGTTTCTCGACATACAGAAGTGCAGGAATCTATCTACAACGTCCCAAGAATCAACATAGCCTTTAACCATCACACAAGATAGACGAATTGAAAATCCGTAGCTATGCAGAATCCTGACCAAAGACGCAAGATTGTAGTTGTCGAATCCATAGATTTCTTTACTTCTATCATCGCTCCAATGCACAACCGAAATAGAAATCGTGTTTAGCCCAAAATAACTCCACGACCGCAAACGCTAAGAACAGTATTCAACCTCCATCAACTTTATGCCATTTGTCTGTAATTCCTTAAAAGGAAAATCATAGCCACGCAATACGCTAAGAACAGTAGTAATCTGATTCGGGAAAAGTGTAGGCTCGCCCTTACCAGTCAACATAACAGTTGAAATATCATTCTTCTGAGCATATCTACAGGACAAGTCAAAGTTGCGCCAATTTATGACAGGCTCTTTAATACCAATACCACAATCAGGTGTCATCTGGGAAACACAAAACGGACATTTGGCGTTACATGCCCGACTACCAATAAGAACCGAAAGTGTTGTGACATCAACTCTCATTTCTACCCACCAATTCAATCAATCCCCAGGCAAAAGAATGACACTACTCTCACGACTATCTTCCTTAGCACGTGCCTTCGCAACACGCATCAAACGATTATCATCCTCTTTCAACATGATAACACCCATCAAATACAATGGAGCTTTCTCAGCCAAGAAAAGTCGTTGACCAACTTTCAGCTCTGCTTCATCAAGAAAATCAACAAGCAATTCAGAATTGACAACTTCGTATTCTTCCGTAATACCGTAACTTTCCAAACAATCAGCAAAATCCGCCGCCTGACGAGCTTCCTCATGCGAAAACTCTTGACCCCTAATTTCCCGCCACGCAGCCAAACCAGTGCTGTTATCATGAACCTTCTTCAAGACATCTTTCACATCCTTGACATTAGCCATCTTTTACCTCCTCAAAAAACTCAAAAGGAACACAATTTTTTTCTCCAAAACGATCTTCTACCCAAAGCATATCTTTGCCATGATTGCCCGACCCCGCAGAATGACCAAAGTATTCTACCCCAACATCATAGCAATCCGAAAGCTCATGGTTGGCACACCGATAAACTCGCTCAAAAACGTTGCAGCCCTGAAGAGCATGACTATGCAACGAATGATACGATTTGCCCTCGCGCTTGCAAAACCAACGAAAAGCCCTATTTCGTGCCTTCCAACGTCGCACTAAACGCATACGCTTTCTGCGCTTGTCTTCTATCCAACAATGACCCCCTAAACTCTCATTCACCAACTGAACAGCATAAAAATACCCATCTATGCTCTTCGTAGTCCACGCAAAACGAACACCCTTATCACTTGACTCAAAACACTTGAGATTCACACCCCCATTGCCAAAATCCAGCAAAACCACCGTTGTCTTTTCAACTTCATCACTCACAACGTAGTCCTTTCATATACAAAACCAACTCTATGATTATATCACCTTCAGACCAAATAATTCCAAAAAAAAACCACCAAGGCCGAAAATTCGACCTCAGTGGTCCTTTTGATTCAAAGCGAATAGATTTACTTTGGCGGAACAATAGCCGAAAGACGCGCAAACTCACTATCTTTCGGAAACATACCAATTACGTCCGCATATTCTTCAGCAGATAGTCCTTTAGGAATGAACTCAATACTTGGCAATTGAAAGCGTAAACTATGAATCAAATGCGTATGGCTAGTGATAACAATCATCGGAATCAATGGAAATCTCTCCATCATCCAATTCACAAAACTCAATCCCATGCCGTTACCGTTCAACAAAGGATTGACATCGGTCAACTCATTTATCACTGCTTTTATTCCACCTTCACCACATTCTTCAACTAGCCGCATAGCCTCTGATTCAATAGTAACCCTGACAATATCCCACTTCCCGCCACACGCTTCTACCACTTCATTGAAAAATCTTACATAATCAGGGTCTTTGTCAAAATACAAAACAAGACCATCATTACTACGATTCCCTATTCTGAGCCGCCTACTCGCTTTGAAATACTGTCGAAAAGCATCAACCGTGTGCCTGTTCATCACATCAAAACTCGATTCTGGTCCGTAACCCTTGTCTAACAATACATTGCTATCCTTTTCCATTTGAAGCCCCAACTATATTGACAAAACTAAATGAAAACCGCCAGAAACACAAACCGCCCACAAACACAATTTGATTATCACATTTCCCCCCTATCTATTTCCACGAATCTGCCTCTGTAAGTCTTCACAAGCTGCAATGTCCCTGTGAAATCGCTCTATATCTAGCTGCAAAGAAATCATCAACTCCGAAACATTATTGAGAACCTCTACATTATGTCTATTCGTCTCCGCCACTGTATTCAATACCGCCGCGTTCTGCTGTAAGATAATTATGTTGCGTTCGTTCTGCTCAATAAACCATTTCATGTACTTTTCTGATTGCTTTGAACTGTGTGAATACAATGCCCCAATACCAACAAACAACACGACACATACTGCCCAAGGGCCATATATCTCAAGATACCTAGCCAAACCCAATACCTTTTCCGCCATTATTACCCTCCTTCAGATTATGCAAACCCTGTACCATAGCTAATACAGACCCTGTGATATAGCTATGTCCTGTTGCCATCCGTCCTATAATAAGAATAATCAAAAAATTGTTGAGATTTAGAGACAAAAATTGAGCCAACCACCATAAGCAGTTGGCCCAACTTGTGTCAAACTATGTTCTTCAGTTTTTGTTTTATCCAGTAGGCATTCCCGCTAAATAACCTTCACTGTTGCCCTTCAAGTCAACTACGCCTCCACGTTCTACTATCTCCCTAAACTGTTGCTCAAAACAGAAATAGAGCCTAATTACGGCACTTGGCTCGGCCTGCCAGCCTTCTACTCCAAGACTGCATTGTGTAAGCTGCTGTGTTATCTGAGCGCCAGCACCTACCGATACACTCTTGGTTTTGTTCTGCGGGAAAACTTTATCAGAACTAGCATTCACAAAATTTTCTGCTGATGTGATTCCAGCATCATTAAAAACCAATGACGCCCCAATCTCCAGTTCAGAACCACAAACAGTTGTCGAATATGATATGCCAACAGGGCCAGTCGGGCCAGTCGGGCCAGTCGGGCCAGTCGGGCCAATCAGGCCAATCGGGCCAATCAGGCCAATCGGGCCAATCAAGCCAAAACTGCCCAATGTCACATCGCCACGCAACGCCGCTTTAAGCAAAGCACGTGGATTCTTGGGCTTGTAAAAGGCAAAACCAAATGCAGGAACAGTATTCTCCCTACCAATCACTATGCTCGCAATGTCACGAGCATCCTCGTCAGAAAAGAAAAACTGTCTTACCTTGCCATCAGGCTGCCGAAAACCATCCCACCATGCTGGATTGTCTGGACACACATGATTCTGCGGAGGCCACTCGTATCCACATTTCTCACATAGGCGATACGGCCCAGCAAACGGTGCATTATGAACAGGACAGTTCTCAACATATTCCTCAAGCCGTAAACTTTCAATCTTTTGTCCAGTAACTGGGTTAATTCCTTTTATCGACAAAAGACAAGTTAGGTTGGGATTTATAGTTCCCCATACTTTATTGCGCCAATCAAACCATATACCTATGCCTACCTCAACTGGAACGACATAACTATGTCTACCACGAGTCCATTCACTCGGCGCACCAGGAAGACTGTCTAAATGTACGACTTCCGCCGCTCTTCCAGAAGGCAATGAATGTACGCCATTTCCCTCAAGACGAGGAGCAAACATTATCCTCAAACTATCACCTTCAAACTTTATTTCGTTAGCCATTGAATGTTCTGTAAAATTCAACCATGGCAACGGCTTATTCCAATCATTCATTCTTTCTTCTCCTCTTATTAAGCTTCACTGTGTAACCGTGCTCAGCAAGCCATCGTCTTTCCCTTATGACACGCCCAGCACTACACTGAGCCGCATCTACTATTCCACTAACACTCTCTCCTTTTAATATCATTTCCCTTATGGCTGCCACTTTCTTCTCTTGTTTCTCCTTTACGCTTCCAACAGTTTCATCTGCGACCTGCCGAACTAACTTATATCCATATCCAAGACGCACGATGTCGGCCCGGCTTCTTCCATCCTTCAGAAGATTATGAATTTCAGATGCCTTTTTTTGTTTTATTTGTTTGCGAGAACCAACAAGCTCACGTCTAACCCTCATTGCAAAACTTAAAGGACAATTCAACCTCCTAGAAATCTCAACAGCAGACAAGCCATCCCTCACATCATTTTCTATCAAAGACCTGAGTCTGTTTCTTTTGTCACATGATAAATTGTTTCTGGCTTCTATATCGAAGATATTCATTGCAATCATTACCTTAGAACAAATGCCGAACTTACGACCCATACGCTGCCCAGATTCGACATCATAAATGCCTCTAATGAACTTCGTCACATCTGATGAGCTACCAATTCTCAAATACGCAATGCCATGCGACCTCTTCTCGTCATAAACCGACGCATCAATATTTTGCTCGTCAAGCCATTTCTTACAGTCATTACACCAAAGCCTACTGGACACAATTTCTAATCTCGGATTTCTGCCATTTTCTAAATAAGCAGTGCCGTCACCTTCAAACATTCCCCGAAGATACATCCATATATCGCCTCTTTCCTTACCGTTAGGAAATCTAAGACTGATTGTCTTATTACCAACCTGTATTCCCCACTCTTCCAATATTTCACAGTCACGAGATGATTTTCTACAAACTATTACTTGATCCTTAGTGCCGTAACGACCTGCCTTGTTTCCACACGATATAGAAATCTTCGCATCCGAAAACAAGTTGTATATAATCCACATAACATCTGCGTCATCTGAATTTTGCGATACGCTCCACCTTTCTCCATTATTATGACCGTCCGATGCAACCCAGCCGATTACCCAAGGATTCATCATTTTTCTCTCCGTCCTTGTTATGGCATAAAACTGTCGTAACCAACATATTATACAACAGGTTTCACACCATAACAAGGACAGAAAACAATAGTAATATCAGTATCTTTTATTTCCGGGATTAAACGGATCAGCCGAACCAGAATTGCTGTCTGTTGTGGACATCCGACGCTTCAAACTAGGTAAAGTGTCATCCAAATAGCTTTCATCAAACAACAACTTGGCCTTTGGATAATCCTCAGTCAAACCGCCAAAAGGATTTGAAGGAGAATGACACATGGCCGAATTGATGAATTGACGAATGCCCGGACATCTATTGGGAGCATCACCCAAATTGTAAACAACGCGAGCAAACTGCAGCAATTCGTATGACACAGCATCCCAGGTATGACCACATTTGTCACAATACCCTTCCAAAAGCATTGTCCCCGGATGGAAAGGGCACTCATACATCACATAACCTGGAAATTCGCCAACACGATAAAGCTTCTTCAACATATCAGCCATCTTGTAGTGAATGGGTAATGTACGACCCCTACGAGCCTCACGAAGCATTCGTAAACTCGCATCTATATCCACTACCCCTTCAACCTCATTTGAAAAAATGATAAACGCACAGCCTTTTGCACGCCTATCAAGCTCGTCAATAACTCCACTTTCACAATCTTGATTGTAATTGTTAAGCAGGTCTGCATCGCTCCACTGTCCAATTGGCCTGAAACTGCCTGCCAACTCTTTGCCAATTTCTTTCAAGCCATCCTTGAAACCTTCTGGACAAATCACAGACGAATCTACAGAAGGTTCCTCAGAAGCCGGAACTTCTGTTGCCTTGAGAATTGACCATACGCGCTTGAAACGTACCGGAGGAATGTTCGGCTCGCCATTCTCACAAAATACTCTACGAGCTTCACCTTCAGTACAATCAGCACTCAAAAGAAGCTCATAAGATTCGTCATCCTTGTAAATTCCAAGCCTCGCAAGCCTTGCCCAAATCCATTCTTCTGCTACTGCTTCGACAGGAATGGCTTCATCTGGGTGGCATGATTCAGAAAAACCGAAATTACTACCACTCAAGAACGAATATAAAAGAATTATAGCACAATGCAAGCCCCCTCAAAACGATTTGTCTGAAAATTGCTCGCAGAACACTCAGCAGTCAACTAAATATCCTATCGTCTTAAAAAATTTCAAAAAAACTGCTTTTTTTTACATCATTTGAGATGACTTCAATATGGCTTATATCTTGTGTGTGAAACCACTGCCGAAAAGCATCACCATCAAGTCGCTTGTGAAATCCCCATTTGCTCTGACCTTGCTCAACAACAGTGGGCCACTTATAGGTCAAACAACGACGATTACGCTGTAATGCTATCTCATAGTCCATTCTATGCAAATGTATCAACAATAGACCATCACCATAGTCAGCAGCGTTGTGTGTTGTGTGAAATCCAATATGCCAATTCATCGGAACTCTTGATAACAATACCTTGTCATAATGTACACTATTCCTGAACCAATACCTTCGCTGAGATAATACCGAACGCCCCGCATCAAAAGGTGGTTCCTCATCTACTCTGTGAAACACTTCATAACCTTTACACTTGACACAATCTTCGTCCAAAGTGTCAATGTAATGCCCTAAGCCATTTCTGTGACAAACTATCTCATCTGCTTCAACAAACAACACATACTCATAATCGCTCAGTAACATTCTCTGTGTTTCGCAAACTTTGTCACAATACCATTTCATGTCCCCAAATACTTCATAATCCCAAATAGTGTGATTAAACTCATACTTCTGCTTTGCCGCTTCGACAGTGCCATCGGCTGTCTGGTGGTCGAAAACATGAATATCACAACCATCAAAATGACTCGAATAATACTTCAGCCAAATGTCGAGAAAAATGCCCTCATCTCTAACTGCCGTGAAAACTGCTTTCTTCATTCAAACTCCTCTTGCACTCAAACTCCTCTCGCATACTATATCAACATTATATCAAATTGGAGCCTAATTCTGTACAAAAAAATGCTCTGGCCAAAAAACTCCGACCAGAATATTGCAAAACAAATCTACGGCGCAAACAAGACACAAAAATAGAACCCCGGCTTGAGGGGGAACAAAAGCCGGGGTCCATCTATCCAAACGTACATCTAGGGAGTGATGTCGCTTGGTTAATTTGTGATACTACCTTGCAGAATATGTATCAAACTCATAACCCTTTGACAACTTCTTCTTTATCTTGCTTTCAACAGCCTTTATCACAGAAGCCCTATCCCCACGAGCTAATTCCATTGCTCTGCCAGTCTTCATGTAACCAATACGACCCCAGGCATTGCCGCCAATGTACTCTTCTGGATCATCAGGATTCTTATAAACAGCAAAATAATGAAACTTGTTGCTTCGCTCATTCTTGAATGTCATATAACGACTAAATGTGGGCCTGATTCTTTCCTGAATACCGCAAGCAGCACGTAACTTGTCAGCAATTGGCAATCTTTGCTTTACAACCGTTTCATGAACCAACATTGGCATTGCCTGTAGTTCACGTGCTAACTTCAAAAGCTCTCTTGCTACTCTTTTCCTGTTCACAGTTTTTCCTTTCTACAAACGGACATGTGTCAAGTTTCTCACAAAGATGGTTCACAACGTTCAATTTCAACCTCTGTTGCCCACTCCAACAACTGTTCTTCTAGTTCCCTCCATTCAGAAGGAACAGGTTTAACATTGAGAACGAATTTATTGCCAGAAATCTTAGCTGACCAAATAACATATATGGCATCGCTGTCAATTTTACCAGTACAATCTTCCACATCATCATCACAAATATAAAAACCGTCCTCATCAGCCTCACGTGGCTTGCTCAATATCTTGTTGAATTGAGCAATTGTTTTTTTGTTGAGTAATTCATCAACAGGTATCAACTCGCCATCATGAGTTATTTCAAAACTTTCTTGCGAAAACAAACGCATCACTTTATCAAGTCTGAAAGTTTTCACACTATCACATGAAAATTCTACCCCATACTCGTCAACCTGCCAATCATCCCAACGCCAACCTCTATCTGTTTCCTCTGCCTTAACCTCAACAGAAAGAAAATCCTTATCAATATCTTTCAAACACCCATAAATCATATCCGCAATGCCTTCTTCATTGGTATCCAAATCACGTTTCAAATCAATTGCTGTCCTTTGTCTAACATTTGCTCGCCTGTTTGTAGGTTGATTTGATACTATTTGTTTAGCCAACTTGACTAGTTCACTCGCTACTCTTTTCTCATCCATTCCAAATACTCCCTTTTTTTCAGCCATTTCGTCAACCTCTTCTTTGCCCTCGGAGATAAACTTCTCCTCTTGTGGGGCAAGTATGTCTAAAAGCCGTTGAAACTCGCCAGCGTGAACCTTCTCCTCATCAGCTACATCCTGCATCACCTTACTTACAAACTCATTTGCTGAAGCATCTGCAATCGCCTCATACAAATGAACCGCCTCTTCTTCAGCAGCAAGACTTTGCCTAATAGCACGCTCAAGCTCACGAGGAGTCATTGCATGAGTCTTGCCATAAGGTAAAACACCAGTAAATGGGCTGATGAATTCAGCAGTTTTTTTCATTTTGATTTGAAACTTTCAAGCAATCCATTACCAGCAGCAAAACTAACCATATTCATATAACCACTAATCGGCAAAGTTACATCTCTATCAAGACATACCTTGCTAAGTTCTATGAAAAAATCTTCTATTTCATCATTATCAAGCCCATCTTGCTTCAAATCCTCTACAAAAGACATTGTATTACAACCAGCCACGACTGTTATCAAATTGCAAGGACTTTTACGATAAATGTCTACAAAGTATGGCTTCAGTTTATCATTCATTCCATTACTCCTGAACTGGCAAACTAACGCCTGGTAAATTGGCTTCTGCCGCTACACTTGGGTCCAAAACATAAGTTAAGTCACGAAGATCAATTTCCTGCTGTCTCTCACTAATCACTTTTTGGGCTGTACCAAATTGAACATGGGCACTGTTGAAAATGCCACCTACACTTTGCCTAATAACCTTATCAAATAAATCCTCCTCTATTTCCATCATCCAACGCTGAACCTCGTTGATAGTAGTGTTTTCTTCTTCACCACCACCGGGAATTGTAGCATCTAAAATCTCAACTTCAACAGGCTCTTTTTGACCCTGACGCCAACAACGAGCCGTCCGCTGCTTCATTACCTCATTATTCCAATTGTCTCTGTCCAAATGAATAACAGAAGAACACCATTGTAAATTGTGTCCTGTTGCATACGCCGAAGTCAACACAACAACTGCAATGTTTGGATTAGGTGCTAAAACATAATCCATTACATATTTCTGCCATTGCTGCTTCGGAACTGATTCGCCATTTGGATAAACATATTTTGACGACGGGCGAAAAGTATACTTGCCACCACAACTCTTCCAACCTACAACCTCTACAGGAACACAAAACTTGCCCTTTGTAGAACCAGCATAATCTGCAACATCACCTTCAGGCGTATACACCTCAATATGATCCGATAAACAAACTGCTATACGTTTTCCTGGAAACTCTTTTGCTAATTCTGTACCAGCCTTTAAGGCAAAAGTAGGCTGGTCTGTCCAAGCTACAACTCGCTTGCCTTGAGCAACCTTGCTCTTTGTGCTTTCAATACACCTGTCTAATTTGGGATTTGGTATAGAAGGAACAGCATTATCAACCGCAGCATCAAGCTCTTCACGCTCAAATGAAGTTAATTTATCACCCTTTTTGATGTTTTTCCCAAACATCTCCAGCGCAAGTTCACGCATCTTATGCTTTCTTAAATACAATTCAGGATCATTGCTAATCTCACGTAACCTTATTATAGCACCCATTATGTTACCACGAGCCATCTCGCGGTTAACATCACCCATGGATAAGCGCTTGTTCTTATACTTCTCTTTCATCCGAGTTATTGTTTCTGTTATCTCAGATGAAACCGATTTGTACATTTCTATTACTTTAGGAGACATACTTATCGACACTGATTGCTCATCAGGAGGAGTAACGGGTGGTAAATCTATTTCCTCAGCAACTTGCTGTTTGTCAACATATAAACAATTTGTTTTTACCCAATCACGCATTCGAGCTATAGCACCTTCACTATTTTTAACACCAACGGCACGACCACCTACAGTCTCACACGTCTCGTTCAAAAATCTGCTGCGCTGTTTAGATGCCTCTGCCTCATCCACATTGTAAAGATTGTCAGAAATCATAACCAAATTGTACAAATCAGCCGGCGATTTTTCAAGCACGGAAGCCGTCAATAAAACCTTGTGAGGATGATTGAGTTTTAACGCCTTATTGGCAACCCTAGATGCACCCTTACCAGTAGCGTTTTTCATTTCCTGAGCTTCATCAAAGAAAACCGCCCCATACGACTCAATTTCACTATTGTCTGTTCGACGAAACTCATCATAGCTTACTATGTCAACCTGGTCGAGAATCTCATCTGGATTCTCACAGAACTTCCTTACCTCAGCAGGGATATTGCCTCTAAGGGAAGCTGGAACAACATACAAAGCCCTACCATTCTTACCACTTTCTTTCAACGTGCCATCATCTATCCACGTGAGCAATGTCCCAATGGAAACCACACTCTTACCGAGTCCGGTATCTAAACCGCATAAGCCATTTCCTCGGGAAGTTAAATAACTAATCGCCTTCTTCTGGAACGACCTAAACTCTACTGGTTTGGAATCACCATCTGCGTTCAAATAAGTTTGCTTGAAACCGGGAATAGATTCAGGAGTGATATCGCCGTATTCATTTTCTAATAATGATTTGCTTAGATTTTTCCGCATCTCATAATACTCCTGCATTATCTTAGCAGCAGCAGCAGTCATTGTGAGAGAACCTATTCTATTACGAATGTCATCTAAATCTTGCGGTGAAACGATAAACGTGGAAATCGGCATAACGGTTCGCACACGCTTCTCTTCTTCAGAACCTGGACGAACAACCGTTCTAACAGTGGAACTATACTCCGATAATTCTTTAACAACCTGAAACGCAGGGGTTAATTCCATACGCTTCGGTCCCTTTTTGATGACCGTTTTCGACTTTGGTAACACTAACATCAATTCGTTTTTTGATGTTACTGATACATGAGGCTCGCACTGAACAAGATAATCCAATTCGCCATTATCTGTATGTAGTTCCATAGGACGAATAGAACCATCATCATCTACAGAATACGATGTGCCTTTGATGAATCTATCAGCCTGATTGATCAATAAATCAAGCGGAACACCCTTGAAAATGCCATCAGCTACAATAGATTGTCCATCCATATTCACAGCAGGAAACATTCTTGTCAAAGCTACATTGTCCGGCACTTTTTCATCACTAAGAGCAAACCACTCTATTTGAGTGCCCTCTTCAATTGCTTTGTCTATATCCGCTGACGGAACCATCTGGTCCTCGTGAGATTTGATATACTTGTCAATTTTGTGAATGTTATTCAAGCCTGATTTTTCACGATTCTCTGCTACTTTCTTTTTCATCCACTCATTGGCGGGAACTACCTCGCCTTCTTTGGTATACATATATCTATCAAAACCGTCTTTTACCTCATTCATCTCGCTCTTAATATCAACAAGCTGTTGACGTAATCTTTCACCACCCATAGTGCCTTCACCTATGGTCAATTTGCTCTTGTCTATTTTAAGCCAACCTGATAAGTTACCACCTTCTAAATATAATTTGCCTGAAATGTGTGCCCCAGGATCACGACCCTTGACATTTCCTTTTTCAGTCGATAAAACCCGATATACATGTTCTAGGTCACTGCCAATACCACGAATGCTCCAACCACCAAGCATGTTTTTGAAGCCTTTTACGCCTGTTGCAGAAGCCGTCATGCCAGGAACTCTAATAAACTCCCGTACCGCTTCCCATGTCCCTGAATCACCCTCTTCATCAAACCATGGGCCGCCAAACTCACCTTCAATATCAGCCTTGTCAGTCATTATCGTATTGTTCAATATATTGGCAACTTCTTCATTACCAGCCTTCATTGCCTTATTGCGTAACCTTTGAGCTTTCTTAATGACAGACCTACGTTTAGATAATTCTTCAGTAAGTTCGTCTTTCTTGACACTTAAATCAGAAGTGATTTCATTCATCGCATCAGCATCTTCAGGACGCATGCCTATTTGCACAACTTCGCCCATTATACGAGCACGCTCTAATATGTGATCATTGTCGGCAGCTTTCATTTCTGCCAGTGCCTCGTTCTCGCGACGCAATTGAGCAACCTTGTCTAACTCCTCTTTTATTCTCAAATCCTTTTGCTCAAGTTCTGTTTCTTCCTTAGATTTCTTGCGAAAACGATTGATAGGAATACTCTTGATTTTACGAATACGACTAACATAGAAAATATCACTGCCTTCTAATACCATATCCAATACTTTTTCAACCATCGCTACATATACAAAAGTAGCTCGCTTCATGGCGGCGCGAAATACTGCCTTAGAAGCCAACTTGCGATATTCTAAATTCAACATTTCTTTGTTACGAATAATCCTACTCATCCATTTGTTGAATTGAATGTATGATTCATTGCCAACAATTTTCTTTATCTTGGGCTTCAAACCCAAAAATGTCTCATACCATTCTTCAAAAGCGACTACTGGATCGCCATCAAACTTGCCTTCCAATAATTCCGATATGAACTCATAAAAGTCAGAATAGTTCTTGATGAATCTAAAATAGAACGGATTTACCTGGCGCGCCAACGTCAAAAGCTTAGGTTGTACGATATTTTTCATCTTGCCTCTAACTTTTTACGAGTTTCACGATATTAAACACGCGAACGCCAACCTGGATCAACACGGTCTGCTAATGCAGCGCAAAAACCCCCTGGGTCACTTACCTTCCCCTCCATGCGTCGCATACAGGCGCTAACTTTGTGTTTCAAATCGCCAACTAATGTGTTCCAATACTTCTTGAGACTTTCTTTAGTCCAACCCTTGGGATACGGACCTTCCCATTTCGCCGCTTCCTTCTCATTGCCTTCTAAAATTGATTTGCTTACTCTCTCAATGCCTGATTCGCGCATCTTCTCGGCACAAGATGCACATATATTCTCCATCTCGTCAAGCGTAATGTAATCCTGTTCTTCGTCAATCTCATCCGTAGCTAATAACAACTTTGCAACTTCAACAAATTCCTTCGCTAACCTTTTCCTGTTCACTATCAAAATCCCCTTTTCAAAATCTAATGCGCATTGCTATCCCCTCACTAAGATGCAAATATCAAAAAAATATAGCTAAATATCCAGACCCAACTCTCACGTGAATCGGGCCAACCCTACCCCATAAGGCCAACTATAAGAAAATTGTGACAAAATTCGACGTACAAATAGACAAGTTTGCAAAACTCGTCAATAAGACAAGACATTTAGTAAGGCGAGAATGTGCGTCTGGCAGAATTCTAAGCGGTTCTGATGTAAATACCAAGAGCGGGGCATTATCTTAATTCAGGATTCGTCATTGTTCCATTGGCGGATAGGGTGGGATTTGAACCCACGAGACAGTGTTTGACACCGCCTACTGATTTTCGAAACCAGAGCCTTAGACCAAACTCAGCCACCTATCCAATTCTCTATTTCTTCTTCTGACGTGCTCGTTTTCTATTGAAAGCAAGAGAAGCCCTTCCCATTTTTCGTTTCTTCTTGTCCTTCTCCTTCTTGCGTTGACTCTTAGAAGAAACCATTACCTCATCTTTGCCAAGTTGCTTCCCGTTATCCATTACTGCTCCCTTCTATGATGTCACTAGCCAAAAGACAACCAATTAGCTCTACACAAGTCACGCCTTCTTCCACAACGTCACTTTTCCTTATCACATTGTCAAAAAATTGACCCCAACAGAGAATTCGATGTTGAGAAATCCGGCGCCCTTCGGGGCGCCGGAGTTGTCAATTAAAGAGCTGCTCCATCACGCTCTACCTCTTTGGAGACAAGAGCCAAACGCTCAACAAGCTTTACGAGAATGTCCGTCCCCGACTCGCTACCCAAGACCTGCTCCAGCAGTGCCTTCGCCTCCTCATTTGCTTGCTGATTGTGTCGCCAGAAAACCACGCGGTCTTCAAGGTCACTCATCTGTTGCTTGTTCATTATTTCTCTCCTTCAGTTGTGCCGGCAGTTATACCGGCAGTTATACCGACAATCTCCACTCAAAACTCTTTTATCAACCACCTTTATATCACCATAGCTCAAAAAGTTTCTCAAAAATCGTCACTTTTTCGCAGTTTTCTATGACGCCTCTGAGTAACAGCAAATGTTCAGGCGTTCGGATAACCGTATTTGTAGTCAAGATGGATTTGACTTTTATACCGCAAAACCACAAATCGTCAATAAGTTCACCGTCCAGCAATCCCTTCTCGAAAATACCTTGCTGACGGAAAGAGTGAGATTTAAACCCACGAAACTTTCGTCGTCTATACGCTTTCCAGACGTGCTCCTTCGGCCACCTTTCCTCAATTTCTGAAAAAACGTCAACACGAAGTTGAAAACACAAAATGGATTCCAACCTTTGGCATCACTGCTTTAATTTCATCCGGCAACTTGGCGATCTTTTCTGATGCTTTTGCTCGTTGTTCGTCGGTCACGATAAACCTGAAAAGCTCTTCCATTTCGCCCTCGTCGGCCTTGATAAGAACATCCCCATCGCACTCATCGAAACGCCCCAAGCAAATCCCACAATAGCCAACAGTGTGCCAAACAGCACCACTATACAGCGTTGTCACGATGCCCTTTTTGGCCAAGACACCAAGGCCATCCGGCCTCCATTCTTCAGCAGCCTTGCCAACCTCTTCCGTCAACGAAATACCATAAACCACATTGCCAATAATATACATCGTATGCCCCTTGCTATTATCACAACATCAAAAACCTGAAAACAAGCTGACGGTGGGAGTCGAACCCACGACCTCCTCTTTACGAAAGAGGTGCTCTACCGTTGAGCCACGCCAGCGCTAACAAATCTGATTCTCAAAAATGTGGACAATTTAGTTCTGCCCGACCTCACGCCTACGAATGGACTTTTTGAAGAAAGGTCTCCAAGATTCATACCCTGGCTTCCGAACGTAAGCCAAAAAGAAAAGCTCTCGCGTAGGCGTAAACGGCTTACGCCGCAAGTGCATCTTGGCCTCTTGAGGAGTCCTATTATCCTTGCGATTATTGCACTTCTTACAAGACAAAGTAACATTACGCCATGTTGTCTTGCCGCCCCTACTAACGGGAATAATATGGTCAATCGTGGCTGACCCTAACGTCAAAAGTTCGCCACAGTACTGACAGGTGAAATTGTCTCGCAGCGAAAGATTTCTCTTGTTGACGGAAACACGCTTCTCAAAAGGAATGTTAATGTAGCGGTTCAACATTATGATACTTGGCAGTTGCCACGAACCTTGTCCTGACCGGATTTCAACATCATCATAAAGCGCCTGAATCCTGACCTTGCCCCGGCACTCAAGAGAGATAGCTCTTGACCACGGAACAACATCGAGCACTTCGCCCCCGTTGTTCAATAGTAGAACTTGTCTCATCTTGTTGTCTCCTTCTTACGCATAATCCAACTAATAGTATTATATCACCTGAGTTTGGAAAAGTGCCAAAAAAAAGTGTCAAAATGTGCCCAATTCTCTATTGGACACCATCACTATTTTACTAGCTAATACTCGCCTGCCACCAGAACATTTTACGAAATTGCATGAGCCGTACTTCTGATTGACCTTAGCCCAAAATAGATTCGACATATCTAATCCCGCAAGCGATGCAGGATTGCAAGTCATCAAAACAAAACCTTTCAACCTTTTCATCCATTGCACAATATCAGAATAACTAATGTGACAACCACCATATCTATCCTGACAGATGTTGTCTATCCACGGCGGGTCAAAATAGAATACCGTCCGTGTAGTATCATAGGCGTCAATAACATCTTGATAATCGCCATTTATGATTGTCAAATCTCGACTATTCAATTCCTCATGAACAGGATGATAATGTTCAAGAGGCTAAACCTCTTTCTTCGATAAATCAGAATCGCGAGATATAGGAGTTTCGTAATCTCCTAAAACTCCATAATACTGTAAATAGCGATACAAATAGAGTAATTCTTCTCTGCTCTTCCATTGCCCTGATTTGTATTTGCCTTGTTGCGATAAAACCTATCAGAACGCTTGAAATCAAACACAGCGGCCTTAAATCGTTCAATAGGAACACTTCTGAGAACATTCCACATGTCAGTTACCTGTGAATCCATGTCGGAAATCACATACTTTACAGCACCTTCATAAGCCATAAATACCCAGCCAGCACCTACAAATGGCTCACAATAAAGCCCACACTCAGATGGCAACGCACGTAGAATCGTTTTGCGTAAACGACTTTTGCCGCCCAAACGAGTAAAAAAAGGACGCTTCAAAATTCACCCTTGTATATCGCAAAAACCATAATCAAGTAGCTTCAGTTGAGGGAATCTTCTTTATATACTTGTCCAAGCCTATTATTTGAACACCCCATTTTTCAACAGCCTCCTGTGAACCGCGCCGAATGATGGATTTCTCACAATCATCAAGTATCATATTCCACTTCTCGATAATCTTCTCAAGCAATGGGAAAGGCGGTTCTACCTTCGTAATCTTTCTACTGTATCCCCTTTGTTCCTGCCATTTCTCCCACTTCTTGTGCCAATCTGTATTCTTTGTATTGCGAACACTTAGACAGACTCCCATCTTGAGTAAATGATCCTTAAGCTTTGCCCAATCATCCCATAACTCAGCACGCTCAGCAAAAGACACAAATGAGTAAATCAACTCACTCATCTCCCAATCCCAAAACTCAATCTGGGCTAAGAAAACCATACGCCGCTCAATAGCCCCTGCTTTGATAGTGCTGCCTATGTCAGCAAGAAAAAAGTCCAAAGCTTTATCAAGAGCCATAGCCTTGACTTCTAAATAGCAAGACGTGCGTTTTTCCATTTTAATATCCTCCTTGATGTGTATTGTGCCACTGTTCTACTGGAATCAATGTCAACTACCCCACCCACAAAGGGCGGGGTTTCCTTGCGAGGAGAACCTTGTAATGAAATTACTCCAAACTACCAGAGTCTTTCCAACTGTCCTGAATCATCCAGCCTACAAATTCCACATTGCCACGCGACTTTCATATTGCCTGCCCTTTAGTCCGTAAGACGGTCGCACACAGGTGGCATCTTGCGTTTGTGTGCCGTCCGAGAAATCAAACCCTGTATCTTGGATAACATGTCTCGACCTATTTCTTCAGCCAAAGAAACTGAACAAACAGAGTCTTCACAACACTTCAAATACTTGTCAAGCACTTTGTATGTTACGCCAATTTCGCCTTCATCCGTTTGACCATCCCATAAACCCGCAGAAGGTGGCTTCGTTACAATGCTTGGAAATGCCTCAGCAATACCAAGCACCTCAGCCATTTTGTAAATGTCCGTCTTGTAGTATGAAGCGATTGGTTCTATGTCAACACCACCGTCTCCCCACTTTGTAAAATAACCTATTGCCATTTCTGACTTGTTTGTTGTGCCAACAACTAAATAGTCAAGCTGGCCCGCATACGCATACAACGATATCATGCGCAGACGTGATTTGACATTGGCCTGAGCAATTTGACTTTGACCGACAAACAAATTAACCATCACTGAATTGTACGTGCTCCGCAAATAAACGGTATTGAAGCCAACACCAAGCCATTTTGCCAAATGTCTCGCGTCCGTTGCGTCCTGATAACTTGAATCGCAGGGCATAAACAAGCCAGCGACTCTGTTCGCTCCAAGTGCATTCACACTCAATGCTGCCACGACAGACGAATCAACACCACCACTCAAACCGATTACGACACCTTTAGCCCCCACGTCTTCAACGTAGCCAGCAATCCAATCCGCAATGTGTTCTGTGTGTGTCTCCATCTTTAACCCAAATCCATAGTACTTGGCAATAGCTGCTTCTAAGTCGGCCTTTACAGCCAAAACAAGCTCCACATTACAATTCAAAACGAATTTCAAATCATCAATGTCTGTAGTGGCTGGTCCCACCGCAACAGTAAGAGTTGAATTGGATTCGTCCCATTTGACAGGAACCACCTGATAGACAGCGACAATAGAAGCCCTAACCTTGCCAATTACCTCTTGACTAATGTTCGTTAAATCAACGCTCATTATCCAAAATTCTCCTCAACGTAATCGTCCTAAATCATATCAACAGGGCACCGATATGTCTGTCTTGAACTTACCGAGCGGGCATTCTGAACCATGTCGTGTTTTCTTAGTCCACGGCATTTTGTTGCAATATCTTTGCTCGCTTTGAGAACTTCTTCATTTCTTCCTTATACACACAAGTGATTCGATGACTTGTTACCTCAACCATGTCCGCTATCTCCGGCGTCCGGTCTACACCCTCAACAGCAATGCGCAATTGTGTTCCACTGTTATACAACACTCCCAAACCACCACACAATCCGCCCAACTTGTATCGTTGAACACCGCCCACCAAAGAACTGACAAATGATACAATGCTCTGCTCGCCATCATCCACTCCACAGTAATCTATCAGAACCTTGTAAATGCGATAAGCCAGTCTATCCGTCATAAACTTGACCATGCCAATTCCTCTCTGAAAAACAATACGTGCCTATTATAGCCCATAACAGAGATATTTTTGTCAATATGCTTGCATTTGTCGCTGGTGTGCCTCCTTTATTGCATGCTTGATATGACCAACAAGCTGCTCTACATTGTGAAACACACAGCCCGACAATCCCGAAATGCAATAAGAACTAATATCACTCAAATCTCCCGAATGAGAATAATCCCAATAGGCAGGTCGCAAATAACACTCCTTGTTGCTCCAAATCAAACCACAATGCACATCCAAATCTAAATTGGCTTCCTCATACGATAAGCCATAAAAACGATTATTTGACCATTGATATGCGTTTCATCAATACTCTCTATCCATTAGCCTGTCGTTCCTCTTATCCTTTCTCTTATAAGCCTTCTTGTCCCGCATCGGCCCGCCCTTCGGAGGGACAGACTTCCGAACGCCCAAAATTGCGGGCCTCCCGACCTTCTTTGCTCTTCTTCTTTTTGTCATTTCTATTTCCTCCATCCATATATCACCTTCAGATGGAGAATTTGTGAACTTTTCTTTATTTTCCTTGCCCGTTCTCATGTCTCAACCAACTCCAACCGTGAATGATCCCAAATCCCACGACCTACCTTTGCGCAAGAATTACCATCAAGCAACACAATATCAGCCGTGAAATCGGTCTTCTTCTTGTAAAACGTCGAACCTACACCAAAACCATCAACCGGAACTTTCGCATTAAGAAACTCTGTTACTTTCTCTACATTGAATCCTCCGCTAACGATAATCTTGACCCACGGAAACTTGTTATCGTCAAGAGCTTTCCTAACATTGCACACAAGCTCCTGGCATACACCTGTCTCACCTGACTTGACAGAAACATCAACCATGTTGCCCGATGTGTCAAGTCTAACAGCATATAGCCGCTTGTCAAGAGCCACTGCAACCTCAAGTGATGTTTTTACACAATTGTTCTCAAAATCCACAAGAGCGATACGCTTAATTTCTTTCGGCATGTTGCGGTCAAATGCCTTGCAAGCCTCTACCGTATTACCGCCGTAAGAAGCAATCAAAGCATGAGGGATAGTTCCCATTCCTTCGCCACCATACCATTCTGCATTTGCATCTGTTGACGCCGATGCCGCCCCCGCAATATGAGCCGCATAACCATCACCCTGTTGAATGCGCCAATGATCAAATCGAGCCGGAAAAAACATAACCGGCAACCCGCATGCCGCATCCACAACCTCTTTAACATTTGTGGCAACGGATGTACTCCGAGCAAGAATGCCTAAATAAACCGTCTCAAGATGAGCAAAAGTAGAAAAGTCGCCTTCAATGGTCATGACAACTTCTTTATTCTCAATAGAGTCCCCATCCCGAAGTGCCTTTATTGCTAATTGCTTGCCCGAATCATTCAAACAACAACACCGCAAAACATCAATAGCCTCGTCAATACCGCATACAATACCCTCACGCCGACCAAAAACTTGCATCAACACATTAGAATGTCTGTTTTCGGCAAGCAAAATGTCACGGGTACGTACAAAATACTTGTCCGAATAATCCCCACGACCAATTACAAAATAAGACAATTCAGTCGGGAACATCTTGCGATTTCTCATAACTACACCCCATACTTGCAAGCCAACTATAACCAATCATGAATTACAATGCAGTTTTCACGTTACGAACTGATTTATCTCTGAATCGTATACACCTAAGATACCCACACAGATGAACAACGTTCCATCAACAGAAAACTTCCTTGACTTGTGGTGATGGGCAAATATCCACAAATTAGGCCTATGAGCATCAAACATCTGCTGCAAAGCCATTACCGTCGAATTCCGCTTACATCTCCGAGCATTGCCCATCACGTATGGCAGAATGTCAAACGGACAGTCATGCGAAACTACAATCTCTGGCTTCAGAAGCTTGTACGACTCAATTGCCCGACAAAATGTCTGATAGTCAAGCTGCTCTTCAGGCCACCAATCTAAATCAATGGTACGCATCGCCTTGTCAACTGAATACGCACCACTAACGTAAAATACGCCCTCATCCTTCAAATAGCCCCAATCCCCAAGATAGCTGAACTGCTTCCGACAGATAGCCGGACTGTCGTGATTGCCTCTTAAAAAGCGATAAGAGGGATTGTCGAGATACTGTTTATCTTTGCCAAACCCCAATCCCATGTCGCCAAGCTGAATGATTTGAGGCAAATCAACTATGATTCGCTTGTATTCCTCAAATCGCCCATGCACATCGCCAACGAAAAACATCGTCCTATTCCTTGTCAAGATAAACTTTCATTCGTAACCTATCTTAATATCACCGAATGCCCAAAAAGTTTCTACTTTTCAGACTTGTTTCACATAGACCATCAATCCTTGAGCTTTTGCAGTACCTATCATATTCTGAGTGCCGTGTGACTTACCATCCCATATTGCAACAAGAGCATCTGCATTCTCCGACATCTGCTTGTTACGAATCATCCCGGCAGCACGACCATATCTTTTCCAATCGGCTGGATACTCAGCCAATAAAACATCATTCTCTTTTGCCCACAATACACCAAGAGCATCCACACCGCTTGCCATCCCACTTACGACTTGTGATATGGCAAAACCTGATTCTTTTATGGCTTCTTCAACAACATCGTAAGATTTCACCTCTCTTGAACCAGCTATGATAACTCTCATCTTTTGCCATAACCTCTATCCTGGGAATGTATGATTTTCTTCAAACGCTTACCAGCATCAAAGAAAACCGACGCGGATACATTGTCATCGCCATAATTCAGATCATTTATCAAATTCTCACATTCCGCTTTATTTGCAAATATGAACACAAGCCAACGACCCTCAAAGCGACTTCCAACAAGCCTGGCATGTTTGGCCAGTAAGAAATTGGCCGTCAAAAAATCATTCGTATCATACGTTTCATACGTTTCCAAACTGCCAGATTTCTCCTTAGTATCGCTCATCTTTTCTCCTTTTCATATTGTCCTACCATTTCTCAATGGTGGTAATCAAACACCTGAATCTCAATACTATTTTTTACCCAATTCGTCCTCTTGCTTTATACAACTTGGCTCGTGCCAAGCTGTTTCCTCTTGTAACATACACAACGCCCTGCCACATTCTGGACACCAAAAAACACACTCTTCGTTTGTACCCTCTACCAAAAGATGTTCCATACACGCCCCACACTTGCACCTCCGATAACCCATAACATCTCCACTCAATGAATAGGCACTGATTGTCCTATTTTTTGCATGCGTTCCATCCAAAGATCAGGCCATTTGTCATGCCTGCGATACGCCTCCATAAACTCAGGCAAAGAATACAAACACCAATTGACTTTCAAATGCAAGCCATCGTCCAAGTTGACAACGCTCGCGCCTACCTTCTCTATGTCTTCAAGCAAGTGGTCAAGCTTGGCCATCTCTTGCTTGCCGAGTTTGCTCTTTGCTTCAGTCAGCAACTCCTTCCTATCAATTTTCATGATTCCTCCTCACTGATGCGGGTGGTGGGACTCGAACCCACACAGCCAAAAAGGGCCAACGGATTTTAAGTCTTACTAAACGGCACTAAATCAAGAAACCCATCCCTATCTATAATCTGTATGTAATAATTGATTGTTCTACTTACTACTGGTTTTCCATTTATCATCGTTTTACCACCTACGGGACGCTCAACAACTGTATGTGATATGCCATTATCCAACAGAAAATCAATCACATCCCGAATCAGCAACTCTGCAGAATTGCTAAAACTCACCCTTTCGTATTCATAGACTCTGTTTCCAACTTTCACCCGTTGAGTATAAATGCAACCATCAGCTTCAAAGAGGCCAACCAAACAATCAATCAGGAACCCACCATCCTTGACCCAATCTGGAATACGAACATTTTGTTCCCACTTTCTTCCTTTTCGAGGTTTCCATGGAAACTCTTGTAACTTCTTAGAATATGCCATCACAGCTTTGCAATTCTTCCCCCACGATATAACACTTGAATTACATCCCAAAACCGCATTACATGTATTACGCCACTTGTCTATCAAGCATGGAAATTTTATGTCACAAAATAGCCTCAACCTAATCGTTCTTCCTACGATTCCTAAATCTCCATCCCCTAAAGCCACTCCAAGCAAATAGGCAGATTCACTCGTCTTTGGATACTCGCTAACCCGTACTCCGCCTCTCTTTCGCTTTTTTAAGTTGTATTCATCCCTGAACTTCCTAACTTGCCTTTCCGATAGGCCAAACGCATTACGTATCTCTCTCACAGCCAAATTGCCATTCCACGCTTTCTCAAACTCCTTCCTATCAATTTTCATGATTCCTCCTCACTGATGCGGGTGGTGGGATTCGAACCCACATGGGTATTACACCCAACGGATTTTAAGTCCGTCGCCTATGCCGTTCGGCTACACCCGCATTATATCATAACAAACTCAATTGTCAAACAACAAAATAGCATATCGTGTATGCCAATTCCACCACACCCGCAAAAACTTAATTGTCAATCAAATGTGCTCCCTATTATATCACCTTTTTTCAATTTTTTGCGTCCTTTTTGCGTCCTTTTTGCGTCCTTTTATCCAATTCCTTTGACGCAAATTATCTGACGTAAGGTATGAACAGGCTCTACCAAATCCCGTTCAGCTTCAATTACCTTGTCAATATCCTTATACGCCAAAGGTGATTCGTCCAATACAGTCTTATCCTTAACGCACTCAACACCCTTTGTAGCCGCAACATGCTGATCTACCGTGATCGTTTTGCGCGCCCGGGTTCGTGACATACAACGACCAGCACCATGCGAAGCACTGCAAAAACTGTCCCTATTGCCAAGACCTCGCACAATGTACGAGCGCGTGCCCATACTACCAGGAATAATAGCAAGCTCATCCTTGCGAGCACGAATTGCACCTTTGCGAGTTACTAATATATTCTTGCCAAAATGATTCTCAAAAGCAACATAGTTGTGATGACAATCGACTACATCGCCTTCAAACTCAAACTCAGGAACAGATGTCACTCCCCTGATAGCGTCAACAAGAGACTGCATCATTAAATCACGATTCAACCTGGCAAACTTCTGCGCCCAGCCAACCGCAAACATGTAATCTGAAAATTCTTCAGTGCGCTGTGGAAAATAAGCCAAATCAGAATCAGGCAAATTGATAAACCACTTATTGCAAAGCTCTTTTGCAAACTTGATGAAATAGCTGCCAATTCTGTTTCCGCAACCACGAGAACCAGAATGCAACATGAACCATACTCGGTTGTCCTTGTCCAAACAAATCTCAATGAAGTGATTGCCCGTCCCAAGCGTACCAAGTTGGTTTACATCGTTGTATCCCTTAGCTCCCCTGTGCTTCTCAGTAATCTTGTCGTAGTCCTCTGCAAGCTCGTCAAGCCAAATGGCTTCTACAACAGTTGGCAACTTATCCCAGGCTCCAATGTCGCCCTTGCCACCGTTATGCGAACGGCCCGCTGGAATTGCATTTTCGATAGCAAAACGTACATCGGGTCTGATTGCCTCTGGAATGTCAGACTCGGTAAGCGTAGTTCTTACCGCAGCCATTCCACACCCAATGTCAACGCCAACAGCCGAAGGCATAACAGCACCGATAGTAGGAATTACGCTACCAATACAAGCGCCCATTCCCACATGAGCATCTGGCATTGCAGCTACATGCTTGAAAATGAAAGGCATCTGAGCACACTTCTTCAACTGCGCAACAGCCCCATCTTCAACGGAAACACCGTCAATCCAAGCCTTAATCAAATTTCCATTGTCATTGATAACCTGCATTGCAAACCTTGCCTTTCATCTCTTGCCTAAATCTACTTTGAGCCATATCTCTTACAACATATACGTCCAAAACTCAACCTCAATAGCAGTGGGCGTAAACAGCTTTTCCAATAACTGTGATACATCTTCCCAATTCAAGCCGCCTATGCCACAACCAATACGCGGCAAAGCAAGTGAAACACCCACTTCGTTGTATTCTTGAATAAACTCACTAATACACATCTCAACAAGTTCAAGACAAGCAAATCTCCCAGGCCTAGGTTGTGTCGCCATGTGACATATCGAATGAGGATTCTCTACAACATAAATGTTCTGCCCCGGAACTAAACCAGTGTCATGAATGACCTGTTGGTAAACCGTGAAAGAATACGGATACCTGCGGCGAACCTGTAATGCAATACCAGCACCCATAACGCCAACACAATTAACGCCATGACCAATCCACTGACATCCTGTGTCAAAAATGTTGCCCTTGACTAACTTCGGCTTCATTGTGTTCCCTTTTTTGAATTGCTTGCTAAACCAAATAGCCTCTTAGACAACTCCACCATTGACGGATAGGGTGGGATTTGAACCCACGAGACAGTGTTTGACACCGCCTACTGATTTTCGAAACCAGAGCCTTAGACCAAACTCGGCCACCTATCCATTAAATCAATTCGGACAATCTTCCTCTTTTCCCTTGTCCGTCAGAATCCACTTGCCGTCATTACAGACAGCCTTCCCGTCTCGCTCCATCTGCTTTAGAGAACTAAAAACAAAAACGCAACTGATGATTTTGTTGATTTCATCACCGGTCATGAGAACTTCTATATCATTCTGGGTCAGCCATGAAGACAAACTCTCAAAAACATCCCCAAAACTCAAATTGAGATTGTCCTCGACAAGCTCATCCAGACTTCCACCACGTTCGATGAAATCAGCAAACAACAGTCCAAAAACAGCTTCGTTTTTCAGAGCCTCATCCAATGTCATCACGACAACTCCATTCTTTTCGTTTGTACTACACAGCCATTGAAACCGTTACGTCGTTGACTCAACTAATCAACTACACTCTTATATCAACTTCAATGCAAAATTGCCCGGCCAGGACTTGAACCTGGAATGCCAGAATCAAAATCTGGTGTGTTACCAATTACACCACCAGGCACCAACACGCCTTTCCTATAGCTCCAAACCCATTCGCTCCCGAGCATCCTTCGTTAGCCCAAACCTAATTAGCTCCGCCTTAGTCCTGGCAATCGTAGTGCTGCCGTAGGCCTGACAATCCCAACCAGTGTAGCAGCAACCAGCCTCTATGAAAAACCAACAACCGTCATTGAGACCGCCACAAACCATCCAACTCTCTCTATCATTTTGCCCAGGAGACATTGCTATGATTTCGGATACATCCGCCCGACCAAAGGGACCAAGAATTATGTTCTGCCCCGGAATGGCCTCTCTAATGTCCCCAACACTCCCAAAACCTTCACCGCCCGAAAACGCAAACACCTCACCCCAATCATAATCATCCAAAACTTCCAACATTGCCATTGCCATTGCCTTTCTCTCCACTATTTCCTGCTTGGTCAGTTCTGTTATTCTCATCAGACATCTCCATTATTGGCCACTTTCAAACTTTCAAACTTTCTCTACTTACTATATCACCTATGCCAGAATTTTTTCTCGTAAAAATCATCTTTTCTGCCCAAAATGTTGATAAAGGGAAAAGTGGGCTTACGAAAAATGTGCCGCTATCGTGTCACCGTATACGAGATCGGCAATTTCGTCTTGTAGTAGCTCCAGGAGGCGCATACGGTCTGCTGCGCGGGTTAGCAAGTGTTTTGCAATACTGAGACAGCAAACAGACTCACGAGCATTATACACCGCGTCGCGGCAAGCATCCCGGACTGCGGTGATGATGTCGTCCGCGAGATCGCTATCTTCTAGCCCTGCCTCGCAAATGGCCTTCATGATCGTCTCATTGGAGGGTTCGTGGTCGTCGTAGCCGTACACCTTGATTTCGAGACGCGGGGCGGGCATGCGTTGTTTTCGGTAATAGTCTACGCTGGGGCTGTCGTACGACCACGAGGCCCCGGTAAAGTGTTCTTTGTCTCCTACCAGGATGGAGGCGTTGATCCAACCGGAGGGATAAGCACCATCTTCGTTGACCTCGACTTCATCGACTTTGACTTGTCCTATGGGAGTGTTTACGTCCATTTCTTTTTTCTCGACCTGTTCCCGGTCTTTTTTCTCGACCTGTTCCCGCATTACATCGCCTAGCCTTGAAACATCAGCGTACTTCCGGCAGTGCTCTCGTCCGATGCATCCTCGAAGCCCTATCCTGCCCGCAGCTTCGTATGTGCCGGCCAGGGCGCCATGCCGTGCACGAAATGTCGATAGGGCAACGTCGGCATCGGCCAAGGTCGGGTATGGCCCTCTTGCGGGTTTCGGGTCTGCCCCAGCGCCAACCCATGCCCACCAAACGCGACCGCTGATTGTGGGCGTATCGCCGGCTTCGGCGGCTTTGGTTTTGGCTTCGGCCAGTGTGCTGCCAAGGTGTGTGGTTTTGCCGACTGCGGCGTATACGATGTCGGTGTTCATTGTAATCTCCTTTGGCCACTTTCAAACTTTCTCTACTTACTATATCACCTATGCCAGAATTTTTTCTCGTAAAAATCATCTTTTCTGCCCAAAATGTTGATTATTGACTAAGCCGACATTGCCCACTAACGTCAAGAAAAATCGGGACGGGAGGATTTGAACCTCCGACCTAACGATTATCAGTCGTTTGCTCTTCCTGCTGAGCTACGTCCCTCCAAACCACAATTGCCCTGCAAATAATCACAGTATTAGCCGTATCTTCGCCATAACGACATTCATGCTGAAAAATTGGAATGCCTATCTCTATATCACCATTATAGCGAAAAATTAGCTGAAAAATCCCAGCAATCGAAACAAAGTTTTCTCAAAGCAAGTCATCAAAAATTGACGACCTGATTGTAGCTTGCCATCCAATAGCCAGAATATGGCTTTTGGACAAACCATCTTGCCAACAATCTTCGCTAATTCCTTACGGTCAATTCCCAAATGCTTGACAGACTCAAAATCTCGGTCTATTTGAGCCGCCAAGTCTCCCAGCTTTTGACGTACCGAATCAACGTCCGAGCCGAACTCGGGGAAATAGGCAAGCATCTCATCTACTTCGTCAGAACGAATCATACGAATGATGTTCTTTGGAGTCAGTATGCTCAATTGCCCCGCATGTAGACGATAAGCCAATTCCAAGTAACGCTTGTTCTTTACTTTGATGCGCAGAAAGTTGCCATCTTTCTTGTGGTCATAGTCAACCAGAACAAAACCTTCATCCTTTTCGTCCAATGTGTCAAGTAATGCCAACACATCCTCACGAGAAAAAAATGAGAATACCTTCGGACGCGGAATGCCTAATAGTCCAGACAATCCGTCCAGTTCCTCATCGTCCAATTCTTCCAAAGTTGTCAAGTCACGGGCCGCCAACAATCGCAAGTCGGCTTCTGGATACCAAGTCAACACGCGGTTGTCCGGGCCAATAAGCTCAAACATCAAGTTGACAGTCTTCGGAAGTCGCTCAAAATCGACATCCAAATACTTCCGAACTGCTTGCCAAAACAAACTTTGAAACGATAACTTCTTCCAGTTTGATGTTGCGTCAGCCAGAATTGTACCGCGAGTGGCAACACACCAATCCTTCAACTCTGGATTCCAATACAGAGTTATCAATGAGCCGTCAAGCTTCTCAAGCAGTACAGACGATGATAAGTCGGGACATGCCGCATACGATTCGCCTTCATTGTAGAAGCGATAGAACGGATACGCTACGACATCCCAATCAGGCTTGGACAGTATCAGGCCACGACATTCCTCAATCTCTTGAACGCCTAAAGAGGAATCGCTAGAGTAGTTCAATTGTACAAGACTGCCATGCTCTTGTACACGGAAAGCCCACTCGTCAACTGCGGCTTGTAGTGAGTTTGCTCGTAAATATCGTTGTATCGCCAACATCATTCTTTACCTCCAATGGATTACGCCTCTACCTATATGTCACCACTGAAGGCAAAAATTCACAAAATCGACTTATTTCGTCAATTTGAAATTAGCGCTGGACAATCTGCTCTATGATACTCGCCATCCTTAAACCATTCTTGACTACCATCTGATCTTGTAATAGCCGGGCCATCATCCCTGTGTCTTAAACCATTCTTATACCAATGCTGAGTTCCATCTGAATCAATAACAGCTGGACCATCATCTCTATGTAAAAAAACCATTTACATACCAAGCCTCGTAACCATCAAAATCAATCACAGCCGGACCACCATCCCTATGAAGGATGCCACCACTACGACACCAATACTGAGTACCATCAGAAAAAATCAACGCCGGACCATCAACCCTATACAAATCACCATTTCTATTACGCCATCTTTGTGCTTCATCACTGTGAAAAACAACTGATTCTTTTTCTATCATCATTTTACACTTTTTCCATTCAAATGCCATTCTTGTGTTCCATCAGAAAAAATCTCAGCAGGACCATCAAAACCTCCAGTTTTGTTTTTAGCGTTACAGAGCTTTCAACTAACTACTAACCACATCACGTTAAAAAGCGAAAATTACAAAGAGAAATCCCACTTTTTTCTTCAATCATCTTTCAACTGCTTTCTGAGTTGCTTGTTTATCATTCAAATACCAATACTCAGACCCATCTGATCTTATCACTGCGGGACCACCTACCCTATGTAATTGACTGCAATAATACCAAATTTGACTGCCATTTGAATAAATAACAGCCGGTCCATTATCCCTATGACGTTCGCCAGCCTTGTTACGCCAAAACTGGTTCTCATCACTATGAAAAACAACTGAATTTTGCTCTACTTTCATCCTTCAACTTCTTCCTGAGTAACTTGCTTATCGTTGAGACACCAAGCCTGACTCCCATCATGCCATATAATAGCTGGACCATCATCTCTATGACGGTCGCCATTTTGATACCAAAATCGACAACCATTTGAATGAATAACAGCTATCACATTCAATAATTGCTTCAT